ACGCTGCCCGATGGGGCGGTCCAACGGCTACCGGTGTACTGCGTGGGCGACTTGGCGGTGTTTCGTCGCGCCGCGATTGAAGATGGACAACCGGCGTTCCAAGAACTCGATCACCAGAAATACAGCCTCGAAGGCCTCGCCAAACTCCGCATCCAAGACCCCGAACTCTTCGCCGCCAACTACTTAAATAGTCCCGCCGACGAAGTGACCGCCACGTTCAAGGACGCGTGGCTCCGCTTCTACGACTGGATGGATGACGAACAGATCCGCTATATCGACCAGGCCGGCAAAACCAAGGTGATCGCCACCAGCAGCATGGACACGATTGCCCTGGTCGATCCGGGTGGGTTTGGGACCGGCAAAGGACGACAGCGGGCGCGGCCCGCCTTCTGGATCATCGGGAACCAGCAACAGGACGGTCTCTACGTCTTGCTCCATTGCTGGTCCGAGCCGGCGACGTATCTCGCGCTGCAACAGGAAATCGCGACCGCCTGCCAACGCTACCGGGTCCGCAAAGTGTACTGCGAACGCAAAGCCCAGCAGATCGTCTTTATCGACGGGCTCCGTACCCTCTGTCGCCAACAGGGGGTGGACACTATCATTGAAGAGATCGGGTTCGATAACAATAAGTCGAAAGACGACCGGATCTTAGGGCTCGAAGGCTACTTCCAGCGCGGCCAGATCTATCTCGGACGCACCGCCATGTTCCACGAGTTCCGGACCCAATATGCCCAGTTCCCCAAATCGGCCCGCAACGACTTGTTGGATGCCCTTGCCTGGGGCCCGTCCGTGTGGCCCAAACTGATGGGCACCATGAAGAACATGCAGCAGCGCCAGCAACAGGAACGCGCGGCCTACTACCAGCGGCGGGGCCAGAGCGTATGACCGGCACCGTCATCGTGGAATGCTGCGGTGGACCATTAGATGGGGAACGGATTACGGCGTGGCCAGCACCATCGCATATAGAAGTATTCCAGCATGACGAGACTGGTCGCGTGGCAGCGGCAGCCATCGGCGCGAACCCAGGACGACGATATGCGCTCATCGGTCATTATGAGCACCGTGACCGCCCGTCTGCCCAATGGAATCCTATCAAGGAGCGACCCCATGCCTAAACCAGCGAACGGCGACTACCGCGCCACCGGCACCGAAGATCTCGGCTCCAATCCGAGCACCAAACACACCGAACCCGCGACCGTGCCCACCAGCGGTGGCAAAGACGCCGGTGGCACCACCAGCCCCCGCGTGACGGTGCAGACCAAACGCGCGGCCTGGAACGAGACGCCGAGCGGGGGCAAGACCCACTGGCCCAGCAAGGTCGATTCCTTCAACGGGGAGAAGGTCTAATGGCCGCCACGAAAAAGATGCCGATGGACAAGAAGAAGATGATGATGCCCATGATGGACGAGAAAAAGAAGCCGGCGCCGAAGAAGGCAAAAAAGAAAGGCGCTCGCTAATGGCCACGAGGACACAGAAACATCCCGGCTTCGCGAAGGTCGCGGGGAAGATCGCCGCTAAAGAAGGCATCTCCAAGGATCGCGCCGGCGCCATCCTCGCCGCCGGGGCGCGGAAGGCCAGCGCCAAAGCCGTGCGGGCCAATCCGCGATTGAAGAAAGTCTCGGGACGCGGGAAGTATTAATGACACCACGTCCGCATATTATTGACCACGAACTCAACCTTCGGGATCTCACCGATGTCGTTGCGGCCATTGATCCGGCGACGCGCGAAAACCCGGAAGCGATGGCACACGCGTTAGACCAGAGTAGCGTGTTCGGCGTTGCCTGCTTGCAGGAATGGTTGATCGCAATGGAACGAATGCAAGCCGAACTGCTTGAGGAAGTCCGCCAGGCTACTCGCGCCGAAGTGGAACAAGAGTTCCGCGACAAGGAGCCGACATGAACTGCCGACGCCGCACCGAACGCCCCGCGCCCACCATCGCCAAGGCGATGCGCGACAATCCCGGCACCCCACCCACCGGGGGCGTCACCCGAACGAGCGGTGACAAACCAACCGATACGCCACGCGCCGTGCCCGAAAGCCTGGACCCCGCGCCGACCCAAGGTCGCGTCATCACATACGAGTCGTGACGCCGGACGAGAGAAAAGAGCGCATTGCGCGGGACGTGATCGCATTCACAGCTCTCCCGTGGTGGGGGCGCTGGTGCGGTATACTGCTCGCATGGTTCGGGAGACGCTAAATGGCCCAGCGAATTATTTGGGGCGCCGGCCGCGAGGACGCCTTTAAAGACTACCTCGATCGCGAGATGCAACAGGCGCTCGCGGCGCGGAGCGCGGTCGAACGCACCTGGATTCGCTGGCTCGAACAGTACCGCGCCCCCGCCAATCGGCCGCTCAAGTCGTTTCCGTTCGAAGGTGCGGCCAACTTCGAACTGCCACTCACCGCGATCGATGTCGATCAGCTCTACGCCAAGTTCTTCCAGACGATCCACGCGCCGACCAACACCTGGACGCTCGAACCGCTCAATCCCGGCTGGGAAGACGCTGCCAAACCGCTGCAAGACTTCCTCGAATGGCTCGATGGCGCCATGCTCCACATGGAACAGGTCAATAAACGCGCCCTCCTCGAACTCGTGAAGCTCGGCACGGCCATCTACAAAACCGGCTGGCTCTTCGAACGGCGCACCATCAAGACATACGACGATCAGGGGAAGACGCTCCGGGTCGAACGGACGATCAGCAAACCCACCGTCGATCACGTCCGGCTCGCCGATTTCCTGATTCCTCCCTATGCCTACGAGATCGACCCCGATCTCCAGGGCGGCGCCCCCTGGATCGCTGAACGGTTCCGCCGCGGCATCGATGCCCTGGAGTCCATTGCCGATAGCTCGGAACCCTATCTGCCGAATTACGGCCTGCTGGCGATCCAAAAACTCCGGCAACAGATGGAGAACCGCGAAACCGATTATGATGCCGCCATCCAGGGCATGGACTACAACAAAGTCGGCATGGCCGGCCAAACCCTGCCGTTCGATACCAGCACCAGCACGGTCCCGGAACCCGGCAAATCCAGCACGTTCTTCGTGGATAACGAGGTCGAGTGGTGGCAAATCCATGCCCGGTTCGCGACCCAAAAAGCCGGTGGCAGCCAGGATGACATCGTCGTGGAGTATCATCGCCCCACGCGCATGATGCTCCGGGCCATCTATCAGCCCTATCGGCATAGCAAACGGCCCTATGACGTCGCCCGCTTCTTCCCCGGCGAAGGCTTCTACGGCATCGGCGTCTGTGAACAGAAAGAGATGTTCCAACGGTCCGAATCCGATCTGTTCAATACCATGCACGACAACACCCTGCTCTCGAACGCGGTCGGTATCGCCGCCAAACAGGGCAGCAATATCGGTCCCGGTGAGCCGATCTATCCCGGCAAGATCTGGATCACGGACGGCAACCCGCGCGATGAGCTGATGGCCTTCAATCTCAGCCAACCTTACCAGGGATTGGTCCAGATCCAAGGCATGGTCAACGAACTCGGCAAGCTGCGCACCGGCATCGGTGATCTCCAGAGCGGCAACATCAATGCGCTTCCGTCCCGGACGCCGGCCACCAGCGTCCAAGCCATGCTCGAAGAAGGCGCCCGCCGCCCCGATCTGACGCTCACCAATATCCGAGACTGCCTGAGCGGGGTGGGCCTCAAAACGCTGCAAAATGTCCAGCAATACTTGCAGCAACCCGGACTCGGTGCCGGCGGCGAGATCTACATGGACATCATGGTCAAGGTGCTCGGCCCCGAGGCCGCCGCCCCAGCGCTCCAAGCCTTAGCGCTGAGCCAGGACAGTATCGAACTTGGGCTCGGGGTGATGCTCACCGCCACGAGTGCCACCGCGAATAAAGAACTCGCCAAACAGAACCTCATGGCCTTGGTGCAGCTCCAAACCCAGATCGGGCCGCCGATCTTGCAAGCGCTGACCCAGGCCATGCAGGCCCAGGGCACACCCGTGGGTCAGGCCGCCCTCGATTGGGCGCAGGGCATGGTCTTTCTGCAGAAACGCGTGCTCGAACAATCTGACATCCGGAACGTCCATGAGCTGGTTCCCACGATTCCCAAAGATCCTGGCCCACCGGCTGGCTTCCCGGCGCCTCCCCCAAGCCCCTACGGACCCGCCCCTGCCTTTCCACTGCTCGGCGGAGGAGGTGGCCCACCTCAAGGGCCTCCAGGAAGCTCCGGCATGGAAGCACTACCGAGCCCTGCTGGAGCGGGTGGCCCAGGCGGAATATGACCAGCTCGCCACCCCGCTCGGGGTGAAACGCTATTGGTTCCAATGCGGCGCCTATCAGTCGGCCCGCCGCCATGTCGATCTCGTGGACGCCTTACTGCTCAAATGGGAGGACCATGTCAACCGATCCCAACAGTCCCGCGACGCCCAACGGGACACCCACGCCAGCCTCTTCTACGGCACCAACCTCTGGGACACCTGGCGGAACAGCACCACCGAACGGAACGGTGCCGACACCGGCCGTTCCCGTCACCCCTGAGTGGCGCCCCGGCCCCAATGCGCCGTCCTGGGCCGCCGGTCGCTCGCCAGAAGAGATCATGAATATCGCGGCACTCGCCGTCGATCAGCTGGCGAAATTCAATCAGTCCCCGGCGCCGCTCCAACAGCCGTCCTATGCGCCCCCGGCGGCGCCATCACAAGCGCAGCGCTTCGATCTGGATATTCCCGATGATGACTTTATCTCCGGCCGCCAGATGAAGCAGTTGATCCAGCAGTATGGCGCCGCGGGCCAAGGCGATCCGGTCGCCCGACACCTGGCCGCCAGCAGCAACATGCACGCGATCCAGCAGATGCAGCCGGACGCGTTCAAACGCTGGGCTCCCGAGATCCATGCTGAGATCGCTAAGGTGCCACCAGAGTTACGCACCCTTGACAACCTGCAACTCGTGGTCCAGATTGTCCAAGGTAGACATGTGCAGGAACTCGTGGATGAGCAAGCGCGGCAAAAGGCGGTGCTGCTCGCCCAGGAACAAGTCGCGACGATCCGGTCTGGGACTGGTGGCTCGACGGCGATCCCCACACTGACAACCGATTTACGCTCCGACGATTTGCCCGAGCATTGGCGCAAACAAGCGGAGTTGCACGGCCTGACCTTGGATGCGGTCCGCGAATTTTGTCACGCGACCGGCGAATCCATGGAGTCCTACTTCGAGACCGTCAAGAAGTATGGCAAAGGGGCCGTCGTGCATGGATAAGATCGTGCGCACATCGAGCGCCAACCTTTTGCGTATGAGGTCGCGTGGCCCAGCCCGAGTCCGTCGCCAAACGCCCGGTCGGTCGCCCCCCGAAGTCGCATCCGCTGACGAGCGCGCCGAAACCACTCGTTGATGCCGTTGCTGTCACCGATTTCGGCGGCGTGGAAGAGTCGTCCGCCTTCCTGCACGAAGCCGAACGCGACTACACCTATGTCAACGGGTTCTCGGAATTGAAGCGCCAGCAGGATCTCGCCAAAGTCGAGGTCCGTGACGGTCTCCGGAAACCCAAAGACGTGCCGATCCTCCCCGTCAATCTGCATTGGGTCCGCTGCGCCGGCTCCTACGAAAAAACCGGCTCCTATAAATCCAAAGGCTATCGCGCCGTCACCCAGGCCGATCTCGACGCCAATCACACCTGGCTCACCGGCCTCCCCCCGGGCGCCAAGATGAATGCGGCCGGTGAGATCGTCGCGGCGGCGGGTGATGTCGTCCTTATGGTCGCGGATCGCGAAACCGCTGCCCGCAACGCGCTCCGGAAACAGCAGCGCGCCCAAGCCATGACGGACGCAGTCGGAACCGAGCAGGAAGGGTTTGTCCGGGTCGGCACCACGACGGGTGCCAACCCTACGATCACCACGGAATGAGTCGGCGGCGCAGGCCGCTCTGCGGAGGTAGGGTATGACGCTGATCCCGGCACGCGGCGATTGGGAATACCGCACCATGGATTCCAATTCGACCGCCACCTTCGTCTACGGCAGTCTCGTGGCGTTCAATCCCGCCCGCACCTTGGTGGAATACACCTCCGTCTCCTCGGCAGCGGTCGGCATCGCCATGCAGAACTCCGTCAATAGCCTGCCGCCCGGCAAAGTCGTCGTCGCCGTCCCGACTGCGGGCTGCACGTTCTTCGCCCCCACCGGCACGCTCGCCCTCTCGTCGTTGTCGCTCGGGCAGGCGGTCGGCATCAAAAAGTCGGGCAATACGATGGATCAAGTGGATGCCACGATCACCTCGACCGTCAGCGTGATCGGCACCATTTACCGCTTCCCGGTCGATACGTCCGGATTGACGAAAGCCGAAGTCGCGTGGCAAGTCGGCCAGGGCGTCTTCTTCTCGGGCTCGTCGAACACCTTCGCTAGCTAAGGTCAGGAGATACCGCGATGATTACCCGTGGGCAGCTCATCCCGCTCCTGGAACCGAAGCTGTCGAACATCTGGTTCGACGCCTATCCCCAGCGCGCCGTCGAGTATACCGCGTTCCTCAACATGCGGACGACGGGCAAAGCGCAGGTCACCGATTTCAAGCTCACCGATCTCGGCGCGCTCCGGCTCAAAGGCGAAGGCGATTCCATCGTCTACGACGATCCGATCGCCGGCCCCCAGAAAGTCTATACCTGGGTTCGCTTCGCGCTCGGCTATCAAATCACCGACGAGATGGAAAAGAACGATCTCTACGGCCAGGTCGCCAAGATCGAACGCTCGCTCATCAAATCGGCCGTCGATCTCCAGGAAACCAAGGGCGCGGCGATCCTGAACGGCGCCTTCGGTACCACCGACGCCGATGCCTATAGCTCGACCGGATTCGACGGGCTCCAACTCTGCTCGACCGCCCATACGCGGCTCGATGGCGGCGCCACGCAACGGAATCGGCCCTCGACCGACGCCGATATCGGGGTGACCGCGCTCCAGAACGCGCTCACCGATTTCGAGAACTATGTCGATGACCGGGGCCGGCCGTCGCTCATCACGCCGAAGCTGCTCATCATCTCGTCCGGCGATCGCTGGACGGCGAAGGAACTGCTCAACAGCGAGTACAAGCCGGGGACCGCCAACAACGAGATCAACGCGCTCAAGGACGAAGGGCTCTCGTTCATGGTCTCGCACTACAAGACCGACGCCGATTCCTGGTTCCTCAAGGGCGACGTGCACGATGCCAATTTCATCTGGGATACGCGCCCCCGCACCGGCATGCAGGAAGATTTCGATCGCGAAATCATCAAGCGCAAGGTGGTCGAAGGCTTCGCTGTGGGATTTGGAGAGTGGAGAGGATGGTGGGGAACGGCAGGTGCTTGATCTATAAGCACTTAGGAGCGTAGACTTGCTTGGAGTCGCGGAGTGGAGTAACTTTCACTCCATGAACATACTCAAATGCAAGCGCTGCGGCGGCGATATACAGCCGGGACCGAAGGACACCAATCGCACGTTCTGCTCGGTGGACTGCCGGGATACTTGGTGGAACGAGTTTCGGTCCCATGGCGTCACGCGGGATGAGTGCGAACAGAAGAAAAGAATGTCGTGGACCAAGAATACATCGGTCCCGCATTTGACAGAAACGCAGGCGGTATGGTTGGCAGCGATGATTGACGGTGAAGGGCATATTTCGATCTATCGTGAACGCCGACGTGGAAATACTAGCGGATTTCGTTTTAAGCTTGTTGTTGTGGTGACGAACACGAATAAGAATATTGTAGATCGTGTCGTCGAAATCACGCAAGGATTTGCTGCCAAAAAGGATAAACGTCCGAAGAATCACAAGCCGTGTTATAGGGCTCAGGTTCATGGGCGGAACAATGAAGTGATCTTACGGGCGATCCGGCCATATTTGGTCGCGAAAGGTGCCCAAGCAGATAGAGCCCTAGAGTTTTGTCTGGTCATGCAGTCGGCACCAATGCGTGCATCGCTGGTGCATGATATTTTCGAGCGGCTGCGGTTGGAAGTGAACCAGCTCAACCGACGCGGAGTGGAGGCGTAACCGATGGCTGGCCTACACGACTACACCGTCTTTTCCGGCGTCTCGATTAACTCGGACGCTTCGAATACCGTGGGGATCGCGCTGAATAAGCATCCCCTGTCGGTCGGGAGCTTCGTGCTCTTGACCTCGGTCCTGACCGCGCCCAACACGTCGGCGCTCACGGCCGGTCAGCTCGGGATCGTGCAACAGGCCAGCGGGCTCTCGCTCATGTATATCAGCGGGAACACGGTCTACACCATTGGCGCCTCGGCTACCAGCGCCGCCTGGAGCTGATGTAACCGCTGGCGATAGCGGACGGGCGTACTAGACTGGGGGCGGGCGGCGACGCCTCGCCCCCAGTGTCTTATGAGGGAGGGTGACGATGTTTACGACCTTCAATACCCTGCTCGGCGCCAGTAGCAGCACGCTGAGTAGCGCGCCCTACTGCATCGCGGACGCGATCGCCGTCCAGATCTCGGTCACCACCTCGACCGCGAGTACCAGTGTCGTCACCGTGCGCGCCGCGAATGCGGATGGATTTAGTCGGGCGATCCCCGATAACATGTGGAGCGTCGTTACGGTACTGAATAACCAGGGCATCTATACCGTGACGCCAGGATCGCGCTGGCTGCTGGTCGAACGGGCCAATATCGCGGTCAGTGCGACCTCGAATACGACGGTGCAACTCAGCATCCAGAACTGGATCTAACCGATGCTGCTCGTCGCTCTGAACGAAGCCACCGCCGCGCGCCGGCTCGTCCCCTTTTGGCTCGTCCAATCCAATGGTACCAGCGCCGCCACGGTCGAAGCGGGGAACACGCCGCAATGGTCCCTCAATGGCGGGGCCTTCGTCAACGCGGCCAATACCCTCTCGGCCGTCTCCGCCAACGCGGGTCGCTACACGCTGCAACTCACCCAGAGCGAGACCAGCGTGCTCGGGACCCTGATGTTCCGGCACTCATCAACGACCTGTTTCGAACAGGGATCGACCCCGGCTGTCGCCCAGATCGTGGCCCAGAGCCCCTATGTTAACGTCTGGGATGAGCCCAGGAGCACGCATACCGATCTCACGACCTATGGTTGGACGCTCCAGGTGCCCTCGGCTAAGACGATCCAGGGCGTGGCCGATACCTCGAATATCACGCTCTCGTCGTCGGAATCGGCGCGCGATGGCCTCTATAACGGCTGTTTCATCCAGTTCCAGTACCCCGATGGCACCTATTACGGCGATTACATTTCGGTCTACACGGGCTCGACCAAGGGCGTGAAGCTCCAAACGGCACTTCCGGCCGCCGCCAGCAGTGGGATGAGCTACACGATCTTCCCCTCGGCCGCGTTGCCCGATCTCGGCACCGTGTGGAACGCCTCCCGTTCGGCGTACAGCAATGCCGGCAGCTTCGGCCAGTACGTCTATAGCCAGCTGACCGGTGGATCGTCCGGAACGGTGAATACCGCCAATTTCCCGTCATCTGGTGGCTCGACCGCGCAAGAAGTCGCGTCAGAAGTGTGGTCCTATGGCACCCGGAACATGAACTCGATGTCCACCGCCACCATGCTCGGCGTCGTGAGTGTCGGGACGGTGCAGTTGCCGGGCAGCAATTTCAGCGTCGTGCTGAAGCCGCAGTTCCATTCGGGCGCGACGATCAGCGGCGTCTCCAACACGGTTAACTTCCCGAGCAGCCAATCGGCGACGGTCGCGGAAGCCGTGTGGTCGAGCTATCAGACCCGCACTCTGCTGGGCGATTCGTCGGCGGCCACGATCGGCTTCGTCCGGAGCGTGCTCACGGCGAATGCGCTCTCCGATGTCGGCGCCCGCTCGGTCGCGTCCAGCGTGTGGAGCACGAATTTCGGCAACAATCGGTGGGCTTTCGAAGCGATGTACGCGCAACGGAATCGCGTCGATGTCGGCACCAGTCAACTCACTGTCTACCAACCGGACGATGCGACGCCGCAATGGACTGCGTCGGTGACCTCGGCACAGTTCGGCATCGGTAGCATCGACCCGGCCGGCTAATCCCATGACCTACGGCGTCCATCGCCGCGGCCGGGGCCGTTCCCCCGTCCTGCCGGGGTCCGGTGGCAACGCCAGTCAGCTCGCCTTCGCGACCGCCGCGCCCGGTGGGGTCCAGAACGGCACCACCTGGGGCGGTCCTGTCTCCGTCCAGATCCAAGACAATGCCGGGCACCCGATCGCGTTGGCTGGCGTCGAAGTCCTGCTCGCGCTGGCGGCAGGCTCAGTCGCCGGCACGTTCACCGCGACCAGGGCGAATCCCGGTCCGAGCGGCGGGCAGTTCACCGATGCCACCGGATTGGCCACGTTCACGAGCCCCAAATTCACCGGCATGGTGGGCTCGATCCAGCTCGTGGCGAGTGCGGCCGGGTTTACGCCGATCACCTCCTCTGGTATCGTCGTGGTCACGGGCACCGCGGTCGCCAGCCAGAGCACCGCCACCGTGCCGGCGGGCACGACGGGCTCGACCACGACCCTCAGTGTCCAGGCCCGCGACATCTCGGGCAATGCGCTCACGATCGGTGGCTCCACAGTCATCGTGACGATCACGGGTGCTAATACGGCGGGCCCCGATCCCGCCACCGATCTCGGGAACGGGGTCTATCAGTATGCCTATATCCCGCTCGTCGTGGGCACCGATACGGTCGCGATCACGCTCGACGGATCGGCGATCAGCGGATCGCCGTATAGCAGTACGGTGACCGCGCCCGTCTCGGTCTCCACGATTCTCCGCGTCGGTCTGTTCAATTTCGGCACGACCGAATGGGGCAATGGACCGGGTGACGACACGGCGACGCCACGCTGGAACGCCACGGTGACGGTGCCGACGCCAAGCACGATCAGTAGTCTGATCGACCTGGCCGATGCAACGGATATGCTGGTGTTCATCAATTTCGCCGATTCGCGCAATTTCTGGTGTGATGTGTCCGGTAGTTTCCTGATCTATAACCCGACGAAATACGCCAATCAGGTCCAACGGTTTAACAGCACGAATCTCGGCGCCACGCTCTACGCCAAAGTCGTCAATGCGCTCTTGCGTCGGCGCCTGATCGCCTACTGCGTCGATGAGCCGAAACACCCCATTTTCAACGGCTCGATCTCCAATAGCCAGATCAACGACATGGGACTGCTCCATAAGTCCGTGTTCGGGAACGCCAACACGATCACGTCTGTCCGCACCGATGCCTCGTTCCTCACCCCGGCACCCTCGGGTGGCTATACCGGCCTGGACTATGGGTGGGCCCAGAGCGAAGGACCTCTCCATCAGCCCAGTAATGGCGTCACGGCTACCCAATGGTTCGTGAATGCCTACAATGGACTCGCCGCCCTCAACATGGGCATGATCGGCGGCCACAACTGGCTCGATGGCGGCGACGCCACCTGCTGGGACTATCTCAATACGGGCAGTTCGAGCGGTCTCATTGCCGGAACGTTCACCCAGGGCGGCATCGTGAGTCCCACGCAATCCGTCTCCTGCGCGCTCGGCACCCAAGGCAATAGCCGGTGGTATACGTCGCCCACCCGGCTCCGGGGCATTATGGATGCGCTCGCGGCGCTGCCGAACTATGCCGATGTGCCAGCCCTCATGTTTTGGAGCCATTCGCCGCGCGGCGCCGACACTCAAGACCCCACGTTCGGCCCGCTTGAAGATCGCTCCGATGTGATCGCGGCGATGGATTACGTGCTCACCACGGGCAATGCGCGGGCGAGTTCCACCGGCTGGCGGACGCCCAAATGAGCACCTCCTAATGGCTGCGCCCTCCTATACCGCCTCTGGGACCCAGGTCAACGGCACTGGCGCCGTCACGCCCGGCATCCCGGCATCGCATCAAACCAACGATCTGTTTTTTCTCGTGGTTCAATCGGCGAATCAGGCGGTCACGCTCTCCGATCCCCAATATTTCACGGAGATTGTTGGCTCCCCACTGGGCACAGGCACGGCAGGAGCGATCGGGGCCAATCGGCTCACCGTCTTTTCATCGGTGGCCAGTACGAGCAACATGTCAGCGCCCACGGTGGCCGATGCCGGGGACCATGTCCTGGCCCGGATCTTCGGGGTCCGCAGCGCCTATACCCGTGGCACGCCCTATCAGAGTGTGGCCACGAGCATTGTCGCGACCTCGGAATCGGCCGTCACGATCCCGGCCGGCACGACGCCCGTCAACAACTGCTTCCTGGCCCTCTTCGTAGCCAATGCGATTGACAATTCGGCGTCGCAACTCAATGGTCAAACGAATGGATCGCTGGACAACCTGATCGAAGTGTTCGATGCGAATACGAACAATGGGGTCGGTGGGGGCGTCTGCTTCACGCGGGCCAGCCTGAATACGGCCGGGGCGTTCAGCGCGACCACGGCCGTCCTGGCGGTCGCGTCTCCCCAGATCACCATGGCCCTGGCCGTCTTTCCCACCGATGCCGTATTTTCCTCATCCGCCGCCGCAGGTGGCAGTCATTTCTTCCGCCGGGGACGGAGGGACTAACCAATGGCCGCACCGACCTATATTGCGTCCGGGACCCAGGTCAACGGCACCACGAGCGCGATCACGCCAACCTGGCCTTCGCATCAGACCAATGATGTCGGCATCTTGGTTGTGCAATCCGCCAATCAGACCATTACCCTCGCCGATCCGCAGTTCTTTACGGAAATGGCCGGTTCTCCACTGGGCACGGGGACGGCAGGTGCCGCGTTCGCCAATCGGCTCGCCGTCTTCTGGTCGCTGGCCAGCACGAGCAACATGTCAGCTCCCACCATCGCCGCCACCGCCGATCATGCCCTGGCCCGGATGTTCACGGTCCGCAGTGCCTATACCCGCGGCACGCCACTCCAAAGCGTGGCCACGAGCATTGTCGCGACCTCGGAATCGGCCGTCACGATCCCGGCCGGCACGACGCCCGTCAACAACTGCTTCCTGGCGTTGCTGGTGGCGAACTCCAACGACACCTCCGCCTCACAGCTTGGGGGCCAGACCAACGGTTCGGTGGACAACCTCACCGAAGTGTTCGACGCGAATACCAATAACGGGGTTGGCGGCGGTATCTGCTTCACCCGCGCCAGTCTGAATACCGCCGGGGCGTTCAGTATCACGACCGCCTCGCTCGTGTCCGCGACCCCGCAAATCACGATGGCGATCGCCGTCTTTCCGACCGACGCCGTCTTCGGCACGCTTCCGCAGCGTGTGAATACGTTGACCATATCCAGCCTGAGTGTCTCACCGATCCTGGTGACACCGCTGGCGGTCACCTAAGAGGTGAGCGTCCAATGATTCTGACCCTTGGGCACGTCGTGTCGCATGCTACGAGCTTCTGCGGCCGGAGCGATATTCTCACGAGCCAGGCCAGTTTCTATGCCAATCTGGCGCTCGGCGAAGTCTCGACTCGTGTCCACCACAAGCCGAAGGAAGCCTTCGCCGTGTCGAGCACCACGAGCGGCGAGAACCGGATGGCGCTCCCACCCGACTTCGATTATCTGCTCGGTGCCGGCCCCACGCTTAGTACCGGCTCGACCGCGCCGATCCTCTTGATGCCCGCGGCCGAAGACGAATTTGATTCGCTTGCGAGTACGCTGGGCCAGCCGGCGCGATATATGGTGTACGGCAATGAGTTGGAGTTGTCGCCCACGCCCGATAGCGGCTATTCCGTCCAGTTCCGCTATGCTGCCAAGACGGCGGTCCTGGTGGAAAGCACCGAGACCTGCCTGCTCGATGAACGCTGGCATCCTGGCTGGATGTGGAAGGCGACATCCCTGGTGTGCGCGTCCAAGAACAACTATGAGGGCATGCAACTCGCCGACCAGCAATATTTGAACTATATGACGAGCACGCCATCGGATCGGCAGAAGACGCAGTCGGTGAAACGTGGCATGAACCTGCGGGTGCAGCGGTCATGACGTTTCTTCCCTGGCAACGGGGTGTTCCCCGCTCGAACACCACCACGAGTGATGAGTTCCCGCAGGGTCTGGTCATTCCGACCGTCTGGAGTAAACGGGGACGGGCGACGCAGGAAGCGGTGCATTGCTATGTCCAAGCACCGAGCACGGATAACGGCATTGATTTCGTCTATCGCGTGCAAGCACAATACCCGTGGTTGGTGACAAGTATCACGCCGGCCATCGTCAGTAGCGCCATTTCGGAAGGACGGCCCTAAGATGCCGATCTCGACCCTCACGGCGGTGCCTGGCATTCCGGAAGGCTCGGAAGCGACGCCGGGACTCTGGAACTCGCGCTTCTCCATTCTGGCCGGCAACTCGGAAGAACTGAACCAGAAAGCGATCGGGCTCTTAAGTGGTTTCGTGCTGGGCGGCTCGGGCAGTCCTGAAAGCGTGCAGACGGCGAATCCTGGTCTTCTGTTCGCGCAATCGGATGCCACGGCAGACCAACACCCGATCTGGGTCAAGTTCGTCGGCAGTGGTACCACCGGCTGGCGCGGATTTGGTGGCTTCCAGGGCACTGGGACCGATAGCTACCAGTTGGGCCGGGGTGCCTCCGCGAGCGGCGAGAACGCCTCCGCGATCGCCCGCACCGCGATCGCCAGCGCGTCCGCCGCGCAAGCCTGGGGCTATCAAGCCGCCGCGACGCAGCCGTCCGCCATCGCCTGGGGCCCGAATAGCCGATCCTCCGCCGCGAACGCGATCGCGGGCGGCCTCAACACCTATGCCGGCCAGCTCAATAGCGGGGCTATCGGTAGCGCCGTCACGAGTAACGCCACGGGGGGCTGGGGCTATGGGACCGGGACTCAGGTCAGCCATCAGTCGTCGCTCGTCTTCTCCGCGACTGGGGGCAGCAGCCGTACCGATCATGAGTTCTTCGTCGATTTCCCCCTGAGTGCGTTTAGCGGGGTGCTCTCTGCCTCGACGATCTCCGCACTCGGTGCTACGCTGCTCTCGACGCTCTCGATGACGGGGAATGCCGCCCTGAGTACGGCGTCGGTCGCAACGATGCAGGTGAGTAGCCTCCTCACCGTCGCGACCCAGATCGTCGTCAATCAGGGTCCGAATGATGGCGAGATCTTGACGCTCAAGTCGTCCGATGTCGCGCATGGAATGACGACCAGAACGGACACGGATACCTACGGCGAGTTCCAGAAACAGACGGCCGCCGCTGGGGGGCTCAAGATCAGTGGTCACTCCGAATCCGGGACGGCCCGCGCGATCGAGCTCAGCGCGGAAGCCGGGACTGGGGATACGACCAAATCGACGGCCGCCAGCGGAGCCTTGTACGTCAATGCAAACAAGGCAAACGGCACCGGCCTCCAAGTGCTCGGTTCCACCGAGAATATTGCGGTGCTCGCCAACGGTGGCTCGGCGCAGTTCATCTTCCAGGCCGATGGCACCTCGTACGAAAACGTCGGCACGGCCTGGGTCAACTTCGATACCCATGATGACGTCGCGCTGCTGAATCAGCTCTCGGCCTATGTCACCCGGCTCAATGATCCGTTACGAGAGAGTTTTGCGGCATGGCTCACCGCGTCACGCGATGAGCTCGAACGCTTGCAACTCGTGGCCTTCGATGAGACCGGCAATCCGTTTGTGAATACCAGTCGGCTGGCGATGCTGCACACCGGCGCGCTCCGGCAACTCGGGCGCCACCTCCAGCGGCTTGAATCGCAGCTCGCCCAACTGACGCTACTCCTTCCTGCGCCGGCACGGGCCTCATCGTGATGAACCGTTTGCTCGGGCGGCGCTGTCATGCTTCGCATCTATGCCGTGAGATTTCTTATGGATACATCGGCGGTCATCAATACCGTGCTCCTCGTTCTCATCATTCCGGCGATCGCCGCCCTCTGGCGCACGCTCGGGAAAAGCACGGAATCACTAGGCCGGCTCAATGACTCCTTCAATCGGTTCGCATCCGCCATTGTGGGGGTCGAAGGTCGGGGTGGGGCACTCGAAGAACTGGCCTCGCTTCGGAAACGCACGCATAAGCTGGAAAACATGATGACGGCGCTACTGGTCGGCTCGAAGATCAAGTTGCCGAACTTCAACGGGGAGATAGACCACGATGATTGAGACCGGCCAACGGAAGGTCGAGATGCTGAAACTCGTCCTCTCTCTCTCGCTCGTCGTCGTACTCGCCTTAGCCGCGGCGACGATTTGGGGACCGGCCATCGGCGTCTCGGCGGCGATCGGACCTATTGCGCTCATGTGGGGGGGCGTCGCCGCGTCGGCTTCAGCCACGTTTAACATCGCCAATGGCACCGAACATACGGCCGCCGCGACGGCCCAGGTGGCCCAGGCGAACTCGGCAGCAGCCTCTGGTCCCACCGCATGAGCTTTGCCACCAAACTCCCGATTGTCCTGAAGTTTGAAGGTGGCAAGGTCGATAATCCGAATGATCCTGGCGGTCGGACAGCCTATGGGATTACTCAAGCGACCTATAACGCCTGGTGCGCGGACCAGCGACCGCCGATGCCGCCGCATGATGTGTGGGAGATCGAGCCAGACCAGGTTGAGGCGATCTATCGCCAGCGCTATTGGGATGCCATCAATGGCGATGCCCTGGCGGACATCAGCGCGCATCTCGCGCTTTGCGTGTTCGATGGCGCAGTCAACCATGGCGTCGGCCTGGCATCACGGCTCTTGCAGCGCGTCGTCGCCTCCCCCGCCGATGGCGTGATCGGTCCCAAGACGCTGATGGCGGTGACACAATCCATCGCACTCCAGGGACAATCCCAGATCGTGATCGCCTATCTCCGGCGTCGGATGACGGTCTACCTGAATATCATCCTGAACAACCCGAGCCAGCGCGTCTTTGAAGCGGGCTGGCGGAAACGAATTAATACTTTGGCGACTGAGGTGGGCATTTCCCCCATCTGGGAGTCCACGCATGTCTAAGGAAGCCTCGAAAGACATCCGCCGGTCCTGGCTCTGTACCCTCGCGCTTCTCCTGCTGCCGCCAATCATCCTGTTCGCGCAGGATACGCCATTCCGACAGGTAATCCGCGTGGGTACCGATAGCGCCGTCGTCGTCGGCCGCGTCCATGTGGCCGTCGATAGCGTGATTCCGAGCGTACAACTCGTGACAGTGCATGATACCGTGCGGATTACGACATCGCTGCTCGTCCACGACACGATCACCGTGTTTATCGGGACTCCTGGCGTGGCCTTCGGTCCCTGGCACCTGCCGCCGACGAGTTACGCGACGACGACGTATACCGGGGCCTATCTCGGCTACAGTACGATCGTGAGCGCCGGGACGCCAGCCGGGTTCCTCGACCAGATCCGAGTGGCGAAGAGTGCCGGGCGCCGGCTCATGGTCAATCTGGTGGGTCGGAAAGCGTCCAGCACGGGCGGCCCCGACATGCCGTACTATCTCGCTGGTGTAGCGGCGATGCAGCCCTATGCCGCCGCACTCCAAGCCTATGCCGATAGCGGGACGATTCTAGGAGTCGTGATCGCGGACGAGCCCAACTGTGGCGGCTGCTGGGGCGGGAAGCCCTGGACTGTCGCCCAGATGCAACAGGCGGCGGCGGCGATCCAAGCCCTCGTCCCGACGATCGCGCGCGGCTTCCGGGTCGATCCCAGCTTCCTGGCGAGTCTGAACGCCCCGAATCTTGTTACGCTTTTGGACTTCGCATGGCTCCAGTATGAAGGCCCACTGCATACGCCCTGCGCTCGCCAGCTCTCCGACTGCATCACGTCCGCGAGCACGGCGGCCACGGGGCTCGGCCTCAAACTCGTGATGGGCGTCAATACCCTCGATGGCGGCGACGGCTCGAGCGGGGTACCGGGGACCTTCACGAACGCGGCCAGTGTCAATCGGTGGCAACTCTCCGCTGCGGAAGTGCTCAAGTATGGGCTCGCGCTCGTGACCGATCCCCGCGTCTGCGCGGTCCTCTCCTGGCGCTACGGGGCGAACGCCACTAAGCCACAGATCAACTCTGGCATGACCGACACGCAGCTCGCCAGCATCCTGAGCTTCGATACCCGGGTTAAGCCGCAAATGGATAGCGTCGCCCGCACGGCGGCGCGGCAACCGGCGCGGAGTTGCCGGCGCTAAGCTTGCGGAAGCCAACGGTGGGTTGTAGGTTATGGGACATGTTACCTCTTCAACCTATCGAACGTGATCCTACCGGGGTGGTCCGATTTAAGGCGAATGCGATCTGTCGATATTTGGTCGATAGTGGAGTTGCAGACTTCAATCAATTGGCCACGATGCCGTTTGCCCAAGAAGATTGGGAACAATTCGCGCAGTTGATCGGCTATAGTTTGTCGGGATTTGGGGAATTGTCATATGTCTCAGACGAGACATATTCGCAAGCGGAAGAGATAGCATCAAAACTAAGCTAGTTACTGCTCTCCTCGTCAAAGACGAACGCGCCCGCTACCTGGAACGCGTGCTGCGCCACTGCCTTAGCTTCTCCGATCAGGTGCTCGTGCTCGATGACGGCTCAACCGATGGCTCGCCAGAACTCGCGCACGAGCTCGGTTGCCAGGTGTTACGCCGCGACGGTGCCAGCATGTGGGGCCAGGAAGCGCCGGCTCGCGCCGAGCTGTGGCACTGGGGCGCGGAAGCCGCTGGCGACGGCTGGCTGCTGATCTGCGATGCTGACCAGATTCTATACGGTGACATCCGTCCGCTGCTCCGCACAACGCAGCATAACGCCTGGGCGTGGTCGCTCTTTGACTGTTGGAACGATGAGCGTTACTACCGCGCCGATGGCTTCTGGCAGGGCTACAAGCTAGCGCGGCCATGGCTGTTTAAACCTTCGACACTCACCGAACCGGCGCTCTGGCCAGATCGCGCACTGCATACCGGCCATTGCCCGGCCAATTTCCCAATGCGTTGCGGGACAGCGCCTTACGACATATATTGGTCGCATCTCGGGTGGCTCAATCCAGCAGATCGGCAGGCAAAGTACCAGCGGTATATGACGCAGGCGGACCATCTCACGCCTTTCGAACGAGCCCACGTTGCCTCAATCCTTGATTGATACGCCGACCAAAAACTGCACTGGTTGCCATCAAGATCTCCCGTACAAACAATTCAGTCGTCACCATAATACTCTGGATGGATTTCGTCCTAAGTGCCGGCTGTGTCGGACTGAAGAATCCCGTCAATATTTTGCCCAAAATCCCCATAAACGCCGCGAGCATTATCGAGTATTAGCCAACCGTCTCGGTCCGTTGGCACAACGTCCTAAGAAACTCTTTGAACGATATCGTCTGGAAGTCAGTAGATATGAGGAGATGCTTATAGCCCAAAATGGGCTCTGTGCTATTTGCGAGATGCCTCCGGACAATAATCGTCATCTTCAAGTAGATCACTGCCATTACACGGGGAAAATTCGTGGCCTACTTTGCATGAAATGCAACAAGGGAATCGGGCAGCTTGACGATGATCCAAGTTTAGTTGCTGCCGCATTGCGCTATCTCTTGGGTGCTGAATGAGCGTCCAACTGGAAGTTATGCCGCAATCGCGACGTGATTTAGTCGTAATCGGGACATCTTTAAAAAAGCCATCCTCTATTCTGCGATTTTACCTAGAATCTCTCGCGTGGCAAGAACGTCCCATAAATGTGGACGCCATATATTGTTTCACTGATGATGGCCTAGAACCCGATGCCCTAGACCTCGTGAAACAATTTGTAGAGAGATATGGCGGCGTCATTCTTGGACCGGCAATGCCGCCGACGCCAGGAGATTTTAGCGACAGTCATCCCACCACCCATATATGGGCTGATAGTGCGATGCGCCGTGTTGGTGCGAACAAAGATCAGATTCTCCAATTCGCCATGGCTAATCGAGCTGATGCGGTATGGCTGGTGGACGCTGATTTGATTTGCGATACGACGACCTTTCAGTCTCTATGGTCGATTCCTGATCCCATCGTCTGTGGCGTGTATTGGACCAGATGGTCGAAGCAGATCGAAGGGGCTCATCCAGTACATGCCGGCCCCCAGGTTTGGCTTACCCATCCCTATGGGCTTGCAGGTCATGGAATGGAAGAGTGGGAATTCCGCCGAAAACTCATAGATCGGCAGGCGGTACAAGTATTTGGACAGGGAGCATGTACGCTAATTCGCCGTGATGCCCTTCTTAAGGGGGCTTGCTTCGCTCCTTTGCCAGACAATACCGGCCCCGGATTTATGCAGGGAGAAGATCGCCACTTCTGCATTCGGGCTGAGCGGCTCCATCTTCGGATGACGGCTGATGCCTGGATTGACGCATTCCATATCTATCACCGTCCTGAGGACGAACAGATTGCGCCGGCCATGGCGGCGCGCCTTGGTACCCCGCATCCGGACCAACCGCGTTCGTCCATGGATCTGGTGAGTCTCACGCTACAAGCCCTTGAAGGCATCCCCACCGCGCAAGGCTTCCAGCGGTTTCCGGAGCAGCGTGTCCGTGGCCGGCTCGGCGCGCTCAAGCTGCATCCCGAGCTGGAAGCGGCGGTCATGCAACTGCGTCGGGGCGAGAGCCGGATCGTGCCGGTGCATTTTCCGCTCTCGTGGCCGCTGCCGCCCTATCGCGGCCAGCGGCGGCTCATCCGCGTGACACTGCACGACACGAAGCCGTATCAGGTCGCGCCCGTGATCGACCGCGAAGTACTGACGGACGGGGCGGCGGGTTGGCTCGATACGACGCAATGTACGCCGGAATTGATCGATTTAGTGAAGGAGACGGCATGACGGCGCCAGCAACGCAGCAAATCGACATCCCGCCTGGCGTATGCGTCGTCACCACCTTCGGGGTGCTCCGGCAGGAGATGACGCAATCGCTCATGGAGATGCGCTCCTATAGCGAGAGCATCGGGCTCAAGCAGGTCTCCTACCAGATGATCCCCGGCGTGCTCGTCGAGAAGGCGCGGAACGATGCCGTGCGATCCATGCTCGGCGCGTTCGAGGGCAAAGCCGGCTGGCTGCTCTTTGTCGATGGTGACATGATCTTCCCGCCGCAAGCGTTACAACACATCTTGACGACGGCATATCAGCATGTGCCATTCGCCGATGTGATGGGCGCGTATTGCACGCTAAAGGGCGAGATGGCACTCCCGAGCATCGACACCGGCACCGGCCGCTGGGAGAGCCATTTCCCCGGTCGCGGCCCGCTCGAAGTGATCCGCACGGGCGCCGCATTCCTGCTGATTAAGCGCCACGTCTTCGAGCGGTTGCCGCAGCCGTGGTTCCGCGTGCGGGCGCAGCAACGGCCGCTCGACGCTCTGGCCGAGGTCGATAACCTGGCCCGTTGCCAGCTCGACGGCACAAACCCGTTCCGCGATCTGCCAGGCCAGCCGTGGGAGAAACTGGAACAGTGGGCGGTCAACGATCCGTCCGCGAACCAATACGCACCGATTGAGGTGGGCGAAGATTCTGGCTTCTGCGACAAGGTGCGCGCGGCAGGGATGCGCATCTTCGTTGATACCAACTTAGAAGTCCGGCACGTCGATAACATTATTGCGGGATGGGATCGGCATCGCGACAAGGTGCGCGAGAGCGAGCGCCTACAGTTGCAGGCCGTCGGCGTTGACTGCTAAGAGGAGCGCTGCAATATGAAAGCCATCTGGTTGTGGATGCGCCGACAATGGCGGCTGGCGCATGTCGGAGGCGAATGGAAACGAGCCTTGCATCACTGCGAGGCGCTGATTCTCTCGGCCGATAGGCAACCTCTCCAACGTGGCGTCGAAATTACGCTGTGGGTCTTTCCGAAAGATTCGCCGTATGCGTGTGCTGGGGCGATGCTCCCAATTGAGGAGGACGGCGAATCGCCTCGGCTCCTTAGGCCAACCATCGCCCCAGAGACTACAACTGTAAGCGACAGTGTGACCTCCACCACGGTGTGGCGCTTTGCCTGAGTCCGTCCGCGAGCAGACGCAGTGTCGCGTCTGCAACAGCGAGCGACTGGAGACATACCTCGATCTCGGCGTCCAGCCGCTCGCGAACGCGTTCCGCAAGCCGGACGACACGTCGCCCGAGATGACGGCGCCGCTCCAGCTCGCGCGCTGCCTCGACTGCGGTCTCAGTCAGTTACACCACGTCGTGTCGCCGGAAGTGCTCTACCGAAACTATCTCTACGAGTCTGGCCATAGCGAAGGCTGGAAGCAGCATTGCGCCGAACTCGCCGATGAGATCAAAGAGCTACTCTCGATCTGTCCACGGAACGTCGGCCCGCTCGTCTGTGACATCGCCTGCAACGACGGCGTGCTGCTGCGGTGCTGCCACGAACAGGGCCTCTACGGCTACGGCGTGGAACCGGCGCGGAACCTCTCGACCGGCGCGATTCCTGTCGTGCGCGAGTTTTGGACGCATGCACTGGCCAAGCAGATGGTCGAGTTCCCAGGGAAATCCGTCATCATCGTTGCCCAGAATGTCCTTGGGCATGTGGATGACGTGCTGGATTTCCTGCGCGGCATTGCCACGGCGTTGATGCCGAACGGGATGGCCATTATCGAATGTCCACACATTCACCCGTTACTCACCGCTGGCGCATTCGACACCGTGTACCACGAGCACTTGAGTTATTGGTCACTCGGGCCACTGATGCAGGCCACCCAGCGCGCCGGTCTCCGCGTCGTGAATGTGCAGATGTTCCCAAATCTTCACGGCGGTACCTGCCGTTATTATCTCCGGCACGCCGAAGGCTACCCTGTGGCGGATCATTACCCGCCAGATGTGATCCCGGAGCGCGTCCAGCAGATGTTGGATTGGGAAGACAGGACACTCACGCCGGGCAGCTACGCCGACTTCGGCCGCGTCGTCAAGCACACACTGGAGCGATTGAACTGGATTCTGTGTAAAGAGCATGGAGTGACCGCTTACGGGGCGAGCGCGAAGAGTACGGTTCTCTTGAATGCGCTCGCTCCCGCTGCAAGACAGCGCGTTAACTTTATCTTTGACGATACTCCACAGAAGCAAGGTTTGCTGACGCCAGGAAGTGGGATCGAAATCTGTGCGCCACCCGAAGACTTCTCAGCTATTGACAGCTTGCTAATAACGGCTCCCAATTGGGCGACCCAGATCAAGGAGAAAGTCGAGGCGCGGGGGTTCACTGGCCAGTACATCCTGCCCTGGTACGGTGTCACGGTTGAGGACGCATGCCCCGTATCGTCCTCATAACTGGTGGCTACGGATTCATCGGACGTGAAGTCGCCATCCAGTGCTGGCACCGTGGCGATCACGTCGTCGTCGTGGATGCCTGTACCTATGCCGCGCGCCCGGAACTCCTGCCGGATCTGCCACGGATCACGAAAGTCGAAGGCGACATTCGAGAATTGAGCCACTTGTTTGGCGCCGATACCATTGTACATTGTGCCGCCGAGACACACGTCTGCAACTCGATTGATGATGCGCAGATGTTCGTCGAAACGAATATCCTCGGAACCTTTCATCTTCTCGAACTGATTCGCGCGAAACGTGGCTACGAACGACCGCTCTTCCTCAATGTTAGCACCGACGAAGTATTCGGTGACGTCCCCGGCCGGGACGTGTCGACCGAACGCGATCATCTCCTTCCCTCCAGTCCCTACTCGGCTTCAAAGGCTGCTGCTGAGTTGCTTACGATGGCGTGGGCTCGGACTTACGGTCTCCGTATACGAACCGTCCGCCCGTCTAACTGCTACGGACCCGGCCAGTATCCCGAAAAGCTCATCCCCAAGGTCATCCGCTGCCTTCAGCTCGGCCGTGACATCCCTATCCATGGGGATGGGAGCCAAACCCGGTCCTGGCTCCACGTCGAGGACTGTGCCCGCGCTATCCTCGCCGTGCTCGACCACGGCCAAGACGGCGACTCCTATAACGTCCCCGGCAACACCGCCGCGTCCGTCCGCGACATCGTCGAAGCCTTAGTCGGGCACTATACCGCCTTGACTGGCCGCCCTAGTCCGAGCGTCCTATCTTTCGGGCAGGAACGCCCTGGTGGCGATACGCGGTACTGTGTGGCAGGGAAGAAGATCGCGGGCCTGGGCTGGCGCACTCGTGGCGCGTTCTGGGATGATTTGTCACAGATTCTCCGGCATGAACTGGATCTTGGCGTCCACGTCGCGTAAGCGCTTCTGTCTCATCGTGGTGGCGTGAGCGGGAGTGTGAAAGGGCTCTGTATGACGCTCAAACGCCTGACCCAATTCGGCATGCCTCTGCATGGACGACCCCAGCAGAGTGCGACGACGGTGCGGCTGGTGCCGTTGACGCAAGGCATGTCCGCCAACCGGCCGTATACCAACGAACCGCCCGCGTCCGCCTCCAGTCTTGTCAACTTCCTGCCGATCAACGGCGCCCTGATCCCCCGCTCCCGCCTCTCCAGCATCGCCACGATTGGACGCCCGAATCAGATTGTCGGCATGATCGAAGGGATTCATAGCGGCGCACTCGATACGTCCCGGCTCTGGATGGTGGCGACCGGGTCGGCCAGCACAGACAATCTTCTCGCGATGACCGTGGGCGGTGTCGTGAGCCAGGCGAGTTTCGTCTCGTCTGGCGGTATCGGAACCGCGCCCTCATGGGCGATTGCAAGTGCGCGCCCCAGTTTCGCTTTTTATCCTTCGGTCTTCGATTCGTCGAATGTGCTGGATGATCTGCTCCTGATCGCGCTCCCGAAGCCGATCACGTCGGCGGAAACGCTCTTGGCGGCCGGGCTCACCCTCACCGGCCCGATCTATTCCTATCTGACCAACGCGCCGAAGGCGAGATACGTCTTCAGCTATGACGATTTCGTGGTCGCCTGGAACGTCTTCGATGCCACCGGCACGGCCCAACAGCGCCGAGCCCAGTGGTGCGATCGGGGGAATCCCGGCGTCTGGACCGGTGGGAACTCGGGCTTCGAAGATCTCCTGTCCATGAAAGGCTACGGGACCGGCGGCGCGGTCGTCGATAACCGGCTCATCCTGTTCTCAACGGATGAGATTTGGGTCGGAGTGCCCGCCAGCTATCCGGCGCAGTTCCAGTTCGCACCGCTTGATACCACCATAGGCTGCCCAGCCGAGAACAGTGGCACGGTGCAGAACACCGAACTCGGTCTCATCTTTCTCGGTTCGGACAACAATCTTCGGCTCTTGCCACGCGGCGGCGGTCTCTCGGTCATCATCAATCCGAGTATCGGCGTCTTCCTCCGCGAACGGGGACCGATGGTCGATGGGGCCTGGGCCTGGTATGACGCGGACCGACGGCTCTATCATCTCATGCCCTTTATCGGCGGCGGGACGGCCGCGGGAATCATTGTCAATCTGAACACTGGCGAATGGGGCCAAGAGTATACCCAAGTCGGGGCCACGGCCGGCTGCTATGCCCGCACCGCGACGGCCGAGAAGATGTTTGCCGGCGATATTAACGGCTTCGTGTATTCCACCGATAGCCGGCTCCGTGGCGATACACTGCCGCCATCCACGGGTATTTCGGCGCTCACGGTCACGTCCCAGTTCCGATCGGAACCGTTAGGAATGGATCTCCCGGATGGTCGCCGGCAAGTGCTTCGCACGAACTGGGACTACCGGGCCACGAGCTCCGCGACCGCGACCGTCAACCTCTCCGGCGACTATGGGAACACGTTCCCGGTCGCGGCGACTCCGGTGACGCTGTCGGTGGCCTCGTTTGGACAGAGTCTCACGGTGGATAGCATCGTCGATGGCCCGGCGCCTGTCGTGGAATGGACCAGCGACACGACGGGATACGAACTGCATCGGGCCAGCGTCACGATGGCGCTCCGGGGCCGGCGATGAGACTCCCGCCAGTGCCGAGCACGATTAGCGGGGACGTGGGCCGCTATCTGAACCAGCTCGTGAACGCGCTCAATAGCGAGATGCCGATCTCGGTCTTTAGTGGCACCACCCCGGAAAGCGTCTGGACCGGTGTCGCGGGGAACATCGTCGTCAATGTCGGGAGCGCGAGCACGAATACGCGGCTCTGGGTGAAAGCCGGGTCGCCCACCGTGCAGAGCCGGACGAGCTGGTTCGCGGTGCGGATCGGATGACAGCGCACACACGGGAACGGACGACGCTCGCAGCGGTTGTGATCGCGACCGATCGCCGGGTCGCGCTGCTCGATCGTATTCTCGATTCGATCCAGGATTGTGACGAATGCGTGATCGTTGGCAACTGGCCCGCGAATACGTCTCGTGTCGATTATCGCTACTATCAGGTGCCGGGAATCACGCATACGACGCTCGATGCCCTGATGCGTCGGGACGTGGGTTGGATCGTGACGGATGCCGATGCGGTGCTCTTTCTTTCAGACGATCATCGGCTTGATCCAGGATTTGTGCCGGCGTATCATGCGCACTACGCCACAGATCAGAGTTGGGATTTCTTGGGACCGACACGCTATACGGTTCGTGATGGGCAACGGATCTGGCTCAATAACGGCAGAGACGAGCAGTATATCGGCGGTCACGGCGGGATCTACCGTCGTCGCTGCGCGCGGGCGCTGCCCTGGATGACGGCGCCACATCATCCCAACTGGGATCTCTTACACGCCCATTTATTGCAGCAGCAAGGACTCCGATTGCGTCACGCGGACCGCGACGTAGCCATCGAAGACATCGAACCGGGTGCGCAGCCATGGAAATAGCGACGGAAGAATGCCTCCTTGAATGGGAGAAATATCTAGCGGAATGGGAAGACACGATCTATGCTAGGTTATTCGCACCGCGCCAGATTTCAAAAGATGCGGCCCTGACCTGCTGGTTCGTGAACCGGCTCCGCAACGCGATTCCTGATGAGGACGCTGGCAATGAACCCTGGAAGTAACCATGCCTGGTGATCTTCTACATTTGCATCGCAAACTCGACCGGCTCACGTTGCTGGTTGCCACGATGTTCGACGCGCAACAACGCGCTTTTCATACCCTCGATGTGGAGATCCACCAGATGGCCGGAGAACTGGATGCCCTGACCGCGCAGGTCGCGGCGAATACCGATGCCGAACAGTCGGCAATTACGCTTCTCACCAGCCTGCATCAGCTCTTGGCGGACGCGATCGCCAGCGGTGATCCGGCGAAGCTGACCGCGTTGCGGGATCAGCTCGCGACCAGTAAGGACGCGCTGGCCGCTGCGGTCGTTGCGAATACGCCGGTCGCGTGACGGCAACGCTCGACGTCACATACGGTAATCTTGCCCCAGCGGACGCGGAACGCATGGCCCGCGCCGCTTGGGGCGGGCCCGTGCTGGAGCATCATCCCGGGTCAACGGAGCCTTGGATCTCGCGGCTCGTGGCAGATTTCGTCATCGCCACGGGCGCGCGGTCCGTCCTGGAGACGGGCGGCTACCTCGGGGCCACGAGCATCATGCTAGCGGATGCGCTCATTGAGCTCGGCGGTGGGAGTCTCACTGCCTGCGAAATCGACAGCGAGCGTGCCACGGCGATCCATGATCGACTGACGGATCGTCGCATATCCCGCAATGCGAAAGCCTTTCAATATGTCGTCTATGCGGGCGATGTGAGGCAGTTTCTTCGAACGACGACCGCCCTCTTTGAGGTCGCCTTCGTGGACGATTGCCACGAAGAGAAGCACGTCCGCGACGAACTGGCGCTCCTGCTGCCGAAGATGCGGCCCGGTGGCCTGGTGTTGATGCACGATGTCGTCGGTCTCTGCCCCGGCAACCGGGAGCCGCTCGGCTGCGTGTGCGAGGAGTTCGGCGGGACGGTGCTCGACCTGCCACGTATGGGACCGGCCGGCGGCCTCGGGCTAATCCAGTGCGCATAATTGAGAGTACCGCGCCCAATGCCTTGCGCGAACTAGCTCGTCTCATTGAGAGAAGCCACGAAGGCACGTTACCGAAAACTCAAGAGCAGATGATACATCTTCATGATCTCTTGGCGTTTTCGTCGCATGCCTGCGCATGGTATCTCAACGTCCTTCATGAGGATATGTCATTCCACGGCTTTCCATGCACAAGCGTCGATCATTTTGAGATGACGGTTCATAAAGATGAGTCCGATGATCGTCGCTAAACCAGCTAACTGGGACGTGGGCGATCCGAACCGTATTACCACTCTCATTGACACCTTCGTTGCCAATCCCCGCTTCGCCACCTACCCGTGGCCCGACGACATTCGCCGCACCCATGCGGTCCAAACCTTAGGCAACCCGGGCAACCTGGTCTTCGAGGCATGGAAAGATGGGCAGTTTTGCGGTATCTTGTTGCTAGAGCACATTATCCCGTTCGTGGACGCCAGCTTCCATTTCCTATTTGTGGACCATGATCTGGTCGGGAAACGGGCGCTGATCGTCAACTTTCTGGGCACCTGTTTTCGGGACATGGGCTTCCACCGTCTCAGTATGGAAGTGCCGGATTTCCCCAACAAGGAACGTCGCCGCCGGCAAGAATCCTCCCTGCTCAGGTTTCTCCGCGACTCGCTCGGGTTCCGTTATGAGGGCGAGGAACGCGCCCGGAGCAAGGAATTGTCGGACGTGCTGTCGAACGAGTGGGTGGCGAAACAGGGTAGCCGGCGCAGCCAAGCGCATTTCGATGGCGAGACCTGGCGCGATATTGTACTCCTGAGGCTCCTGGCCTCGGAGTGGGAGTCTAAATTCGGGGGGAGCTAGATGCCGCAAGCGATTGCCGGACCTGTAATTGCCACGGTGGCTGGCGGCCTCGCCAATAAACTCTTCGGCGGCCATGGCCAGACCACCACGCAACTCCCCGCCGATATGCAGGGCATGCGGTCCAACCAGATTCAACTCCTCAATTATCTCACTGGATTCGGCGGGATGCCCGCCGCGATGGGCGGGGCGATCCCGCCGATGCCCCATAATCCCGCCGAGCAGATCCGATGGATTCAACAGTACGGCTCAGCCGCCAAGCAGCGGCAGGCTGGCGGGATGCCAGGCACGCCGCAAGCCGGATGGGGCGCCCAACCTCAGCAGGGCCAGCCACTCGGCCAGTATAACTATGCCAGTGGCGGCTATGTCTCTGGTCCTGGGGGTCCCAAGAGCGATGCCATCGATGCGAAGCTCTCGAATGGTGAAGGGGTCCTGACGGCAGAGGCGGTCAATGCGTTGGGCGGCCCGTCCATCGTGCAGGTGCTCAACCTGCTCGGCGCGATGCATCAACACTCTTCGGCTGGGGCACCGCAGCATTTCGCCAATGGCGGGATCGCGGGGGACAACTGGCTGACCCAGAACTTTCCCCAACTTCGCGCGCCCCCGGCGCCGGCCCAGGCTCCCAGCCTATCGATGGACCCCCGCGGGATGGGCGGGATGCCGCAACTCCCAACTGGTAGCATGGGGGGCGGGCCCGGCGCGCCGCCGACGCCGGATGCCCAGCTTAAGAGCCCGAACCAGCAGCGATTCGAGGGCATCTACGGCCAACTCGGCATTCCTACGACTGCCCTCCAGCGACAGTCCGTGGGAGGAATGCAGCAGTTCCTCGCGAGCGATCCCTATGGACAGGCCCGATCGGCGCTCAACCAGATCCTCGGCGACCCCGGCGGCGCCTTCCGGCCCGACTTCTCCCGGGCGCTCGCCCAGGCGAACCAGACGGGGGGACGGTTCGGCAGCCAGAATGCGATGTTGAACGCCCAGGCTTTGAACGATTACAACTCTGCCGCCCTGAAACAGCAACTCGGCGCCGCCCAAGGTATCCAAGGTCTTGGCGCGCAACAGGCGAATGACCTGACGGGCGGCTATAACATGGGCCAGCAGTACGCCAACCAGCTCGCCAGCGGGCAGCAACAGGCCATCCAAATGCTCAACCAAGCGCTTGGGACGGCCCAACAGGCGACGTTCGGCGCGCCGACCCAGCAACAGCCCTCGGACTTCGGCCAGTTTATGCAGGGCGCCGGCAGCGTCGCGCAACTCTTGCCGTTCCTGAATTCAGGGGCCAATCAACAGAGCAGTGCTCCTGGCTACCAAAACACTAACTGGATCTATCGCAAATGACGGCGCCCTTTCCGCCGTATCTGCCGCAACTCGCCGTGCCGGACGTGCGGCCGGGGCCGTTCCAGCCGGGACCGACCGGCGGCGACTCCTTCGCGCAAGCCGGCGGCGATCTCGGCAAGGTCTTGATGGCGTTGCGTCAGTTGTCGCAAACGTCACAGATCGAGAATCGCCAGATCGATGTGCATAAGCAACTCGGGCTTGGGGAGATTGGAGCCAAGCAGGCAGAGATACAACAGAAAGCGGCGGAGGAACAATACAAACAGCAGCAAGCCGCCGCGACCCAGCGCCGTGCGGATCAAGCGGGCTCGGCCTTTCTGCAAACGCTGCCACCCAACGTCCGTGCCGCGCTGGCGAATGCGCCGCCTGGCACGGTCCCTGGTCTCATGAAGTCCATGCAAGAGGCTGGTGTGGTTGGCGAGATGCCGGTAAGCCAACGAGAGATGGATCATTATGCCGAATTGAAGAAGACTGATCCGGCGGCGGCCGCACAGTATTGGACGTTGATTCAGAAGCCGCCCGGGGCCGTGGTGAATCTCAATCCTGGCGAATCCGCCTACGGAAAAGGTCAGGGCGAGGCGGAATCCGGCGTCTTCAAGACCGCGCTGGAAGGCACACCGAAGTTACTGCAAAGCATGGACTTCGCGATGAAGGCGCGGCAAACCGCCAAGACGGCGGTCACGGGATTCGGAGCCAATGCCAAGTTGAATGTTTCGCGGGCTCTTGCGGCTTTTGGTGGCAAATCCTCGGGCGATAAAGCGACGGATACTCAGCTCTTGGAGAAGCTCGCCCAGGATCGTGTACTTGCGCTGCTGGCTTCGCATTCGACTGGGATTACGCGCTTGACTAATCAAGAGCTGCAATTTCTGACGTCGGTCTCTGGCGGTGACATCACGATGCAGCCTGAAGCCATCACGAAGATTCATACGATTAATCTGGGCTCGGACGTGCGCCAAATGCAGGGCTGGATCGACGAACTGCGGCAACAGGCGATTGATTATCCCGCCTACGCGGGCCCAGCACTCGCGCGGGCGAAGGCCATTGAGCAGCAGTTGCAGCCTCGGCTGAAGGCGTATAACGGATATGTACAAGAGGAAGCCCAACAGGAACAAAACCTAAACAAGACCATCGATCAGTTTCGGAAGAAGGCGCTGGGAGGGCAACAGCCATGACCGCACCTGGCCGTCCCATGCAGGATAGCACGCCAGGGCCGGATCTCCATGATACGCCCGAGCAAATGCAGGCCGTCCTCGCAGAGATGCGGCGACAAAAAGCCGATTCTCTTATTCCTGCCTATCTCGCGCGGAATGGAATCACATCGAACCCAGGCCCTCCAGGTGGCACGCCACGCCAACCGTGGTCGGCGCAAGATTTCGTCCACGGTCTCGGCGTCTCGGCACGAGGTGTAATCTCTGGGCTAGAAAGTCTCGTACATATGCCGGGCAATGTCGTCACAGGAGCGGAAGCGGCCTTGGCGCGACATTTCATTGATCCCGCCACCGGCGACGCCATTCAACAATTGGGGCAGCGTTACGCCGGGGCTGGACCGAATATTCTCGCCGATAAGATGGGACTTCCGCAGTACGACCCTGGACTCCAAACCGCACTCGGCCATGTGGTGGAAGGCACGGCTTCTGGGGTGCCGTTTGGTGGTCTGGCCGCCTTGGCCGGAGCATCGGGTGCTGGGGGCAGCGAAACAGCGAAAGCCCTCGGCGCGGGCCCACGTGGTCAAGCGATTGCCGGCGTCGTCGCTAGCGTGGCGGTGCCAGCGATTCAGGCCGGCGCGACAACGCTGCTCCAAAAGCTCATTGCGGGGACGGAAGAACAGCGGCAAACGTCCCAAGCGCTCCGCAGCATATTAGTTGAGGGATCTGGCGAAGGAAATCCAGGGACGATCGGACAAGTCTCACCCAAAGCCCAGGCATTAGAAAACAAACTGCGTCAGAGCAATCCGGATGCGTTTCGCCAAGCGTTGGCCAATCAGGAAACGGGACTCCAACAACGAGCCCAATCCGTCTTAGATGTTGGCCCCAATGATCCTGAGGCGGCCGGTCAAGCCATGAAAGTGGGCATCGAAGGCCCACCACCGACTCGGTTACTCGCCAATCAGAGCAAAATTGACGCAATCATCGCGACCGGCAACAAAGGTCCAGCCACCGAAATTGTGTCGAATGCGCCGGTGACGCAGGGCTTTATCCCCAAATTCCGGCGCACATCGGAAGCGTTGTATCAGCGTGCGATCAGTATGGTTCCGGACGAGACGCCGGTGACGCCGCAGAACCTATATACTTGGCTCAAAGGTCGTCTCGCCCAAAAAGAATTTGATCCGCAATCGCTCTTGGATCTCAAAGACCCGGAATCGACGCAAATCTTGCAGCAGCTTCACGACAACTTGGCGACGAAGTATCCGAACGGAACACCGTTCGCAACGCTCTGGAACCTGCGGAAGGCGCTTGACGATGACATTACGAGTTTTAGTTCGCTCGCCCAAGCCGCCTCTCCGAAGAAGCAACAGACGTTGATTCAGCTTCGGAGCGCGTTGACGAAAGATTTGGAAGTTGCTGTTATCCAGAACGGTGGCAAACCAGCGGCTGCCGCATGGAATCAAGCGCAATCGTACTATGCGAAACGCATGGATCAGATCGAGAGTATTTATCAACCACTCATCGACAAGAATACCCCTGAGCAGATCTTTCAGGCGGCCCTGAGTGGCACGAAGCGCGGGGCGTCCATTGCTCGACAAGCGATGCGTCCCCTGAATCCCGAGCAAAAGCAATTAGTGCTCGGCTCAATTCTGAATGATATGATGACGAAAGCGACTCCAGCTGGACGGGTGGTCGATCTCGATAAACTCGTGACGAGATGGGAAGGTCTGACGCCGCAGATGCAAGGCGTTCTCTTACAGCATCTCGGAGCCGCCCACGCGAATAACTTGAATAGGGTCATGGATGCTGTCAAACTTATCAATCAGGCCGCCCCCTCGCTCGTGGCGATTGGGAAACCGGGCACGTTTGGAGTCGCGCAATCTGGCCTCGCGAAGCTCTTCAAAATGGCACCCACCATAGGGAGCATGGGTGTCGGTGGTTCCGTGTCCGCAGGGATGCTCGGTCAAATATCGCCAGCGGCGGCTGTGGCCGGGACGGCGGTGTCGGGCATGGTGGCGGGTGCGGATAAAATCACCTCGCAGTTGCTCGTGCGTGCGCTCACGTCACCCAAAACGACGGCGTGGCTTCTACAAACCGCGAGCATCCCTGCGGGAGCGTTAATTCCTGCCGCCGTGCAATTGGGTAAGACGGCACAACATTGGGATGACAAGGATAAAGCGGTTGCCCAAGATCTTTCAGATGCTATCACGGCTGGTCTCAAAGGACCAGGAGCCTTCCTACCATCGCTCGCGCCGGATGCGACAGCGGTACATTAACGCCGGCGCTGGGTCCGTTTGAACTGTGACAATTGGGGGTAGTGTCCTGCTTTGATTGTAACGGACCCTAGCCCTACCGCTGGGCTCTATCTACCCTTCTGGGATGAGCCTCTCCCTTGTCGCCTGGATTGGGCTATTCCTCGCCCTCTGGATCTTATGGGATATTTCTCGTGTTACGCGCAACCAGTCGGTTCTACACCGCGAGCTTTGGGAACGTTTCGGTAGAGGGATAGCCGGCTGTTACAATGAAACTAGGACACTACCTAACGCCTGCATTAGAGTAGTAGGTGGATACCAAGCCAGATCAGGAGTGGAAGGACGGCGATCCAGGCAAGTCCGGCGAACATGCCGAGCAGAAGGCCCGCGATGCCTCCACACAAGAGAATGAGAATGGCACCAATGAGTCCGCCTGCCGGTGCCAGAGTAATGGCGAATCCCCAGACTGTAATACAGACGAGGAATCCTGTTAGCTTCCCCATGCGGACATTGGCACCTTCCAGCCAGTCTCGCATTAGCGACGTCCCGCGCGCTGCATGAGCCAGAGAAGCGCGCAGACACCGCAGCCGACGAGGAAGCCTTGGAGAAAGCCACGTGTAATGAGGTGCAGGAGATCATTCATGCTCAGGTCTCCCTCGCCGGTTCGTCCGGCTCAAATCGTCCCAGGACATCGCTCTGTCGAATCACGTAGAGCCCTGGCTCCGGCGTGGCGCTCTCGGCGCGCTTGCGCACCAGCACCCAGTCGCCGGGCGCGAGGTCGCAGGGATGGACGAGGCCCTGGGAGGTATGCGTCAGCGCATTGGTTTCATCCGTATGCACGGAGAAGCGTAATCCATGATGGCGCTCGCAGTCCTCGTCGTCGCACGGCTCCGGCGCGCCGACGCTGACGATCTCCCACTGCAGCTCGGCGAGCTTATCCCGCGCGGCCTCCGGGATGACGATGGCCGACCCGCGATAGCGTTCGTCGGTGTGTATCTTGCGGATAAAGGCGAGGCCCGGCGCTGGCGTGGGGTTCATGCGCGCTCCGCAAATAACCAATCATCGGCCCAGTCGATCCCTGTATTGAACGTCTGCACGCTATAGCCCTGCGCCAGGAGCAGCGTAAACACGGTGTCTTTTGTCGCGGTCTCAGGCCCCAGGAAGTCGTGGCAGCTCACGATAATGCGTTTGACCTGGCACAGGCCGTCGCCGATATGCTGGAGCAGCGCGAGTTCGCCGCCCTCGATGTTGATTTTGAGCAGATCAATCTTTTCAAGATCATATTGCGCACGGAAGTCTTGCCAGCGCACGGTGGGCAATCGGATCTGCCCGTCTCGTCGGTGGCCGGCGCCGATGTAATGCGCCCCCATCTTCAATGGTAACCACGGCTGCGACGAGACGGCCCAGGGCGAGGCCATCGCGGCATAGGGCAGCCGGTGCATCGTGAGCGCCAAGCACTCGAAGACGGCCGGCTGCACCTCCACGCCGAGGTAGCGGAGGAGCATGTTCGGAACCTGTCGATAGAGCCACACCGCCTCTTCGCCATAGCCCGCGCCGAAGTCTACCACGGTGTCGCCGGCTCGTGGCCGATACTTGGCGAAGTAAATGTTCCGGCAGAGCCAATCGATACGCGACGGTGGCATGTAGTGCGCACGATCCGTGACGTAGATCCGCTGGCCGGCGTACTCGTAGTAGAGTCGGCGCACGGTGGGATCGTGGCGGACGGCGACGTACTGCGCCAGCCGGTGCGGCAGCCGGTTGAGGAGGCTCATCGCCGGTGCTTCGGGTCGGTGAACATGAGGATGATCGCGACGATCACGACCGCGAGAATGCCGGTGGCGCCCATCGCGATCGCGATGGCGTGACGATGGGTGGTGATCCATTCCATCATGGCTTCACCCGGACAATCGTGAGATGGAATGCGCTGCCGTCTTTGAGACTCACCAGCACTTGCTTCGTCTTGTCGCTTTCGAACGGTATGTGCTTGTGGTCAGCGATCTCAACACCGCTGGTGAGTGCGCCGATAGGATCATCGGCGTCAGCGTCGCGCCAGATCTCAAGCATCGTGGCCAGGGCGCGGACGAACTGCGAGGTGGTTGCCATGGCCAGAGTATAACCCAACGCTAGGTTATTGTCAAGGGAAGGTTTTTGGCTTCGAAGACCGTCACGTCCACGCGGGGGATCGGATCGCCGTCGATGCGCATCGCATGAATCGCCACGATTTGCGCGTCTGAGTCATAGGCCGCGCCTTGGAGGGCATCGAGTAAAATACTGACGCGTTTATCGAGGTCGCCGGATTTCCGTCCCCGGAACCACTGGATCGTCACCTCAACGTCAGCCGGTACCGCGATCGGTCGGATGCCCGCAGCACGGGCGCGAAGATAGACCTCCTGCTTATACGCCCGTGCTTCGTTAGAGAGGTGCATATGCGTGCCCGCGCGGCGCCACCAGCGATTCGAACTTGGCGGAATGGGCAACGTTAGCGTGTACAATCGCCGGGAGCTCACGGCTCCTGCTCCAGCTTCGCCAGCTCGGCGGTGAGCCAGTAATGCTGCTCGTATGCTTCATCTTGTCGCCCATCCGCATAGTCAGGCGTGGCGCCGTACCAGCCCTCTTTTCTCGCCTTATCCAGCCGCTCCACCAGCCGCGCGAGCAGGGCACGCTCGGGGGTCATGGCGTCGCTCCCGCCGCGGGGCGGGGTGTCAGCGAGCACGAGGCGCCTCCCGGGTATCGGATGCACGGGGCCCCGCGCACCGCGCCTGCACGTAGGCCTCAAGTGCGTCATTCAGGGTGCGGGCGTCGCCCTTCGGCTGTCCGACGCCCGCACGCCAGGCGCCGATCGCCACGTCCAGTCGTTCGCGCGCTTCGTCGACGCGCTCCGCCTCGTTACTGGCCATCGGTCGGCGCCTCGGGGCGGGAGGCCAGATTTCGAATGGTTTGGGCGGCAGCCTGGAACGCCCTCGTTTGCGCTGGCCCTTCCGGCAAGCAGATCCCGTCCGTACACCAGACGCATTCCAGCCGCTCGACGGCCTTGGCGGCTTCCTCGAAGGCCGCCGTTCGCGCCTCCCGCGCACCCCCGGCTTCCGCCGCGGGACTGGCGGCGGCCGCCAAGGCCGAGAACGCATCCTCGACGATCTTGCCGTGGGCTGCGACGATGGACTCGGGCAGATCCAAACGCAGCGCGTTTAGGCTACGCCGTGCGAGGTTCACAGCCTCTTGCGCCGGTCCCGGCGTGCTAGGCGTCATGGAGGGCCTCCGAGATGAGCGCCAGCAAGGCGGCCCGACGCTCTGCCGAAATCGTATTGCGCCGTTGGTTCAGATAGGGCTGCATCCGGCGTAACTCACCCTGAGCGCGATAGTGGCCGCACGGCTCGGTGTAGACACAGTGTCCAACCTGCCGGAGCGTCACGCGACCGCCGCAGTGTCGGCAGTAGCCGAGCGCGCGCAAATCGCCTTCGTCCGAGGCTTCGAGCAGGAAGCGATCTGCCCACATACGCTGCTCGTCAGTAGAGGCCTCCGGGAATTTCTTCTTCGCGAGCTCCACCAGCGGCTCAACCCATTCCTCCCAAGCCGGCGTTCCGAAGTCGGCCGGCCGTACCGGTGCAAGCTTGCGCTCCCGTGCCCCTCCGGGCGTGGCGGTCATGCGGTCCCCCGCGAGGCCGCAGAACCCACCGCGATCATCTCGTCCAACAACCGGAACGCCGACTCCTGTAACGCGGCAACGGTGGGGGCGAGCTTTTTACCCGCGGCAGCCCTCGCGGCAGCCCACGCGGCAGCCCACGCGGCATCCTCCGCGGCAGCCCACGCAGCAGCCCTCGCGGCAGCCCTCGCGGCATCCCCCGCGGCAGCCCTCGCGGCAGCCCACGCAGCAGCCCTCGCGGCATCCCCCGCGGCAGCCCTCGCGGCATCCCACGCGGCAGCCCACGCGGCATCCCACGCGGCATCCTCCGCGGCAGCCCACGCGGCACCCCCCGCGGCATCCCCCGCGGTAGCCCCCGCGGCAGCCCTCGCGGCATCCCACGCGGCAGCCCACGCAGCAGCCCTCGCGGCATCCCACGCGGCAGCCCTCGCGGCATCCCCCGCGGCAGCCGCGTCCTTCCGCGCGCGGTCCAGCGTTGGTTGCGCGGCGATCGCCGTCGTTGCATCCACGATGCGCGCCAGTGATTCGAGCGCTTGCGCCTGCTCAGTGAGCCCGGCCAGCCGCAGCCACGCCGGGGTCTGTACCCTTGCCAGCCAGTCGGTGGCCATCCAGGCGCGCGTCTCGTCGTCGTCGGCGCCGGTGTTGGTCCCGATCAGCCGCGGCGCGTAGTCTTTGAGCCGCTGCCGGGTATCGTCGTCGAGCGCATCATTCCACGCCCGACCGAAGGCGGCGAGCACCGGAGAAACGCATTTCGGGTGGTCGCTCCACGGCTCCTTGGCCATGTAGCTAACCAGCTCTAGTAGGCACGCGCCCTGCTCGAAGCTCCGGTGCGCGCCGCTGTCGAGTCGTACCGCGCTTAGGTCCAACACTGCGTGCTCCGTCATCCGTCCTCCGGGGTGGCGCCGCGGGCGGCGCGCTGTGGGTTTCTGTGGGAGAGCGCCATCAAAAGGGAAGATCGTCGGCCAGATCGCCGGGCTCATACGCGCCTGGCATGCCCGGACCGGCCGCCTGCGGCGCTCGCGGCGCCTGCGGCGCCTGCGATCGGACCGTGCGTTGCGCCAGGATCTTCTGGAGGCGCCCCATCGCTTCCGCGAGCGTGTGTGCGGTCGCCTGGCCGAGTGTCATGAGCCACGTCTGCCGCTCCTCCGGCGTGAACACCGGGCCGCCGCCATAGGGATCGTCGCTGGCTAACAGGGCGCGGAACTGGGCGATCTGCTGGTCGGACGGCGGCTCCGACGGTATCGCGCTCGGGGTCTGCGGCGCCGGCGCGGTGAGCGGCGCCGCGACGCTCGGCGTCTGTAAATGCTCTTTATTCGCTTCGATAAAGAGCGTGGCGGTGGCGGCCACGAGGGCCGTATCGCCGAACTTCCCGAGTGTCTCCCAGCTCCGGCGTGCGATCTCCACGCAGCGAGCATAGCGCGCTTCCAGCGCGGCCCACTCGTCCATCACCGGCTTGGGCTGCATCATGGCGTCGCTGGCCATCTCTTTCCAGACTTGCGTGGTGCTCACTGGGAGAAGAGGGGAGGGCGCGTTTTGATTCTGGGCGTTGGTATGCATACGCCCGCTTTGCGGCGTGGTCTCGCTGAGGCGGGAGAGATAGATGACGCGTTTGCGGCCTTCTTCCCGTTTGACGATCTGGACCTTCCCGTCATACTTCCAGCGGTAGCGCGGCAGGCCGCGTTCTTCGCCCTGCTGCTCCGCAAGACCCAGCATGAGCGGGCCCGTGGGCAGCTGGTATTCGTCGGCATAGACGCGACCCTCGCCGATCCCGTCCCACGTGCCTTTGAATCCCCATTGGGCCGACATCATCTTGCCCGGCTCGTTCGGATTGGGCTTTTCGGGATAGTAGTCGAGGAACTTCACCGTGCCGATGAGCGGAATGTTCACTTGGAGTTTGATCGTCGTCGTTGGTCCTGCCATGGGGGTACCACTCCTTCCGTGATGGGGGCCGCGCGGCGCGGCGCAGGGCTACTCAGGATGATTGATCCATTTTGTGTAGATGTTCGAAGTACTCTGGTGTGCCGTAGATATTCTGGGTCGCGCTGTTTCCTCGCTCGTACGCATCGCGGGCGGCGCCGAGATCGTCGGCGAGGGTGACGCGGGGGACGAGGTAGAGGTAGTACGCATCCAAGGGGGCTTCATTGCGGACGACGTGTTCCTCCACCGTGATGCCGGGGCTGACGGCGGAGAGGCCGGTAGCGTGGAAGGCGGCGACGGCGAGGGCGCGGAGGGTGTCTTCCTCCTGGAGCACGGCGAGCTCGGCGTCGTCGAGAAGTTCTTCCAGATGCGTGAGTTGTTCCGGTGTGGCGCTGTCGGGCTCCTGGAGTTCCGCCTGAGTCATGCGGAGGAGGCCGCGCGCCACGGCGAGGCGGCGTCTCGCCTCATGCACGATTCTTGTCTGACTCCCGAGCGTGACCGGCTCGATGCGCGGCGGTGCGTAAGGCTGGGTCGTCATGTTAGGATCTCCGGGGCCGGCGGATACGGCCGGCGGGGTGGGCCCAGTCGGTGGGCCGCGGCCATTTGGCGAAATGTCGATACAGTCGCCACAGCGTCTGCCACAGCGTCGGGGCCACGGCGCTGCCGATGGCGAGAAGACAGAGGAACATGATCGCCGAGGTCATGGCCGTTTCTTCCTGGCGAGGTCTTTATGCCCCTGACAAAAGCATTCCCCGATCCCGTTCGTCCAGATCCCAGGATGCGGGCAGGTAAAGACGACGTGCCCGTTCATGGTGATCGGATTCGCGCTGCATTGCCAGCTCATGGGAGACTCCGTCGCGGCGCGTCCGACCTCGGCGCGTCCTGCACCAGGGCCAAGAGCCGTGCTTCGGCCTGGTGCTGCTGCTGGCGGGCGTCGGCCATCTGGTCTGAGCGGGTGCCACAGGCGTCGCCGAGCTGCCAGAGACGGGTGGCATCGGCCCACTGCTGGAGCGCCTCGCCGAGCATGGCCTGGTGCTGCCGGAGCGCGGCCCGGCGTGCGGCGTGCCGGAGCCAGGGCCAGGGCCAGGGCCAGGCCAGGCCTGCGCCCGGGAGGAATCTACGCATCGTCACAGCCATAGACGGTGGGGCCATCGGGATCAAACTCGCCCGGACCAGCACGCCGCAGTCCGACCGCAGGGGCGAAGGCCCAGTGCTCCCATGCCGCCTGATCCTCACAGCGGAGCCGTGGGGCGCGCCCCGACGCGGCCGGGATACGGTGCTGCCACTGCCCGGAAGGGGACCGCTCGGGCTGATCGCCCAGACGACACATGAAACATCCGGTGGTCGGTGTCATGGCGCCTTCGCCTTTCGGGCAAAGAACTCGGGCGCGTGGGCGATGATCTGGGCGCAGTCTTCGTCACACGCGGCCTGAATGGTACAGCGGCCGGTCCCGGCGGCGACCTGCACGGCGCCGAGCCAGACGGGCCAATCGCCATGGAGATCGCAGTCGGGGTTTGCCGGCTGGTCGAGATAACAGTGGCATCGGATCATGATGTCTCTCCTTCCGCTTTCGCGCAGGCGGCGCGGGCCATGGTGAGGCAGCGCGTCCCGCCAGGCGTTGCCGTGGCAAACGGGATCGTCTCGACATAGGCGAGCAGGGCATTGAGTGCATTCAGGAGTTCGGGCGCCGCCGCGATGAGGCGGGCGTTGGCGTCAAACTCGGCATCGGTGCGATCTTCGAGATGCACTTCGGCTAGTAGGTCATCCGTGGCATCGCGAATCAGGAACACATCCACGGGATCTATGGTCCATGGTCCGGGCGAGTAGTGCGTAGCGATGGTTGGCATGGCGTGGCTCCGGGATGAGGGCCGGTGGCATCACCGGCACGACCAGAAGCTAACCCAACGGTGGGTTCTTGTCAAGCGGGGTTCTCTTACGGTTTCAAGCCGCAGCCCACGCCGAGCTCAACGCCTTGTCGTGAGGCCACCCCACCAGCAACACACCCGACATGCCGACTCCACCAGGTTCCGTTTGCCTTCTTTTTGAGCAGGGAAATCACGGTATCTTGTGTCGCAATGATTGAATCCCGCGCGGCCACGCGGGCGGCACACGTGAGCACGACGTGGGAGCACGCCGCAATCGTCGAGTCGGCCACTGCGATGACCTGACCAGGATCGACGAGCAGCGGCGGGACTGGCGGCGTCCCAGGCGGGCCAACTACTAACGTATTACTAGTATCGCTAGCATTAGTAGTTGATGACGGCGTCACCTGTCCAGCCCGCCAGCGTGCGAGCAATACCGCATAGCGACCCGCCAACGCATGAAACGCCGCCGTATCGCCACGATAGACGGTGTCCACGCGCGCCGCCCGATGCCGCAGGCTGTCCAGTTGAGCGTCCCGCGCCGCGATCGTCGCCCCGAGGGCTCCGAGCGCCCGTTCGTGGCCATTCCACAGGGCCACGCCGCCGAGACCCGCGCCGAGCAGGCCGAGCAGCAGGAGCGGCTTCGCGGGAAGGGTCAGGAGGGTGTCCTCATCGCAGGATTTCCCAGAGATAGAGCGCGGCCCACATCGCGGCACCGGCATTACTGATGGCCAATGTGGTGTGATGGGACCAGAGGGCTGCGACTGTCCCGGCGATTCCGAACCCAACACCGATTACGGGAATGATCCATCGGAGATGCTTCACTCGGCTGGCACCTCCCTCTTCGGTCGCCCACCCTTGGCCCCATTGCGCCGCGCGGCCGCCGCTTTCTTGGGGCTGGTGCGCTGACCGAGCGCCACGGCGGCGGCATTCCTGGTGCTGTCATGGCGCCGGCCCCAGAGCTGCGGGACGCGCACATGCTCGCCGTCGATCACCACCGCATAGCGCCCGGCTTTGTTCCGCAGCAGCAGATAGCGGGGCCCACGCGGCGCGTCCGGCCGCTTCGCCCGACCCACCACGATCCAATCGAGCACCAACGTCACGACGTTCCCTCTGTCACCGCGTTTCCTCCCGGTACCAGCGGTCGATCCGCGCGACCGCCGCCGCGTGGTCCCGGTATTCCTGTTTCAGGATCGGCATGGCTGCGGTGGTTCGCAGGAGCAGGCCCCGGCCCGCGCGCGTGGGGCAGAGATACGTCAACGTCGGCAGCTCGGCGCCGGCCGGGCGCCACGCCAGCACGGTGGCCGCGCCACGCCGGCGACCCAGGAGACATCTCATTCCGCCGCCAGAATGGCTAAGACGGAGGTCTCCGGCAGCAGGAGCGTTTGCCCATCCCCAATCCCGAGCTCCGTGCCCGCCAGCGTGGACAGCCAGATCGCATCACCCACCGCGACACGATGCACCTCCGGCCCGATCGCCGTCACCGTGCCCTGTCGCGCCGTATCGGCATACTGCTTCACGACATGGAGCACGGCGGACCGCGCCGTTTCCGGTGCCAGCGCGACCACGAGGTTCCGGCCCAACGGTTGGAATGTGATGCTCATGCCATCCAACCTACAACCCACCGCTCGGTTGCGCAAGCCGCCGTCGCACGCCGCTCCTGAACCTCACGAACATGCCCACCCCATTTGCCTGACATGCTCCTCCCGTCCTCCGGAAGAGACGCCGGCAACCCGTAGATACGCCCTTCACACGCAGATCGCATGGCGGCGGACACGCGGGGCTCTCGGGGACAGCGGGCAGTGCCCCCGGCCTGAAGCCACAACCCCTCCATCAGGAGGGACGCGCTCCTTCGGGTTGAGGACCAGCCACGAACAGAGGCACTCGCCTCCAGGCCCTCACCATCAGTGACCGTGCGTATCGTCAGGACCAGGTCGCAGGGCGGCGGTGCCTGGATTTGAGCAGTCTCACGCACTCGTATGACGGTCCCCGTTGTGTCCCGCACAACGCTGCGCGCGCCATGCCCTCGTAACGGGGTCAGAACCGAGATCAGATCGCACCAAGAACACACCAGTGTAGAGCGCACCGATCGCGGAGTCTAGTGCCTGTCAGATCGGCAGGAGCATGACAAAATGGCAGGGCGGAGGAGCGCGCACGAAGACGGCGACTGCCGCAACGATGGATTATGTTAAGCTGAGCGTGGAAGTATCTTACGCACCAACGACTTAGCGACGTCGTATAATCACGAGGCCCGCCGCTGCCGCCGCGCCCGCTGCCGCCGCGCTTGCGCCACGGCGTTCGCCAGCGCACCTTCGAACGTGCTTTGGATCACGCTGGGCAACCTCGTGAGCGCCGTCCTGGACGCGCTCGAAGCCTGGACGATCGGCAGCGTCTGCGCGGTCGCGGCCTGGTGTGCGGCGGTGCGCGTGACGCGCCCGCGGCGCTCGCGGCGTTCTCCTCCGCGTTGAGAAGCGCCAGTGGCGACAGCATGGCCGAACTGCAGGAGCCGCATGGAGATACGAAGAGACAGCTCGTATAACATGCATTATGTTAAGCGTCGAGACGAGCGCGCGGCGGGAGCGGCGACAGCGCACGCGCAAGACGCCACGATGGCCGGAGCCCTGACCCCGCCTGACCCCCCAGGCCGGGGGCGAACGCTAGGGCTGATACCCGCACCACAATTCGCGGCGTCTGCGGGAGAACGTGGTTGACGCCAGCGGCAAGTTCGCGTAGGTTGCGGGATGCAGACGATTGTAGCGTTACGGGAGGCGCGTGAGGCGCGTGGATGGACGCAGGAGGCGTTGGGGGAGCGGTGCGGGCTGACGGCGTCGGTGGTGTCGCATTATGAGGCGGGTCGGCGGGTACCGACGTTGCGGAATGCGGTACGGATCGCGGACGCGTTGGGTGTGTCGATGGATATGCTGGTTGGTCGGGTGTGGCCGCGATGACGGAAGCCCAGCCACCTACACCGGTCCCAGCGACGCCGGTCCCGGGACAGAAGATCATGCCGAAGCCGAAGCCGGGCCTGCCGGAGCATCTGCGAATGGCTCGGGACCGGGTGGTGCGGGAGCGAAAGGCGGTGCGAGCGCAGGCGGAAGTGGGGATGACGGACGCGCAGATCGAGGCGATGTTGGTGTCGGGACTCCTCCCCCAGTGGCGCAAGGTGGCGGAGTTGCGGGCGAACGGGCAGACGCCGACGCAGATCGCCCGGGTGATGGGGATCACGCGGCCGCATGTGTATAGCATCATGCGGAAGCCGGAGGTGAAGGCGGCGTTTGGGTATTACCGGAAGAGTTTGCATGAGAAGGTGGTGCAGGTGCAGCATATGGCGGCCAATGCGTTGCCGCGTGGGGTGGAGAAGACGGTGGCGTTGTTGGAGCAGGACATTGATCCGCGGCATATCATCAACGCGACGGCGGCGTTGGCCAAGATGGCGATGATGAGCGAGTCGCGGGGTGATACGGTGGGCCAGAAGATCGTGATTAACCTGACACCGGATGCGGCACGGCAGCTCAGGACGACGGGGCTCGGCGGAGCCGTGGGCAAGCTGGCCCAGGCCGCCGAGGTGGAGTGGGAGGAGATCGTGGATGCGCCGGAGGAGGAACGGTGAGCGCAACGATGCCCACGCGGCCACGGTCACTCGCGGTTGCCATCGTTGCGTTAGTACGGGACGCCAGGAGAATCCTGCACACGGAGCAACCCGTGGCCCTTGCCGCCCGCCTGGAAGCCATTGAGCAGTTGGCCGGCGAGCTACTGGACCCATGACCATCCGCTCCCGCCCCACGACGCCCGCGTATGCCGCCGGCTGGGACCGCTGCTTCGGGAAGACGCCTGACCAGGGCACCGTCGTCTTCCGAGCGTCCTGCCCGGCGCCGGCATGGTATAAACCCGAGGAATGGCGTGGGCACACCGTGACACGGCACCCGGGAGAGTCGGACAAGGCGTTCCACCAGCGGAGCACACGAGAACTGCGGGCGGCGATCCTCCGTGATCTGAAACACCAGACGTGATCCCACCGCCGTCCCTAGAGTTCCAGACCGGCGACGCCCAGTGGCCCGCCGCATGAAAATCGGCTCGCTCTTCGCTGGCATCGGTGGCTTCGACCTTGCCGCCCGCTGGATGGGCTGGGAGACGGCCTGGTTTTCCGAGATCGACCCGTACGCCTCAGCGGTCCTTGCCAAACACTGGCCTGGAGTGCCGAATCACGGCGACATCACACGCATAGATTTTACGCAGGTTGAGCCGGTTGATCTCCTCTGTGGGGGATTCCCCTGTCAGGACATAAGCAATGCCGGCAAACGCGCGGGCATTACCGGAACACGAAGCGGTCTCTGGACCCATTTCGCCCGAGCCATTCGCGACTTACGACCCCGCTACGTCGTCGTGGAGAACGTCGCAGCGTTGCTTGGGCGGGGAATGGGACGAGTTCTCGGCGACCTTTCCGCGCTCGGGTACGATGCGGAATGGTCGGTGTTATCTGCGGCCGATGTCGGCGCTCCTCACCTCCGCGCCCGCATCTGGATTGTGGCCTATCCCACGCACGACGGGACTGGATGGGGGCAGCAACTCACGGAACGCCGCCAAGGCGCGGGGATACTGGCCCACGCCGGACGTAGGGGTCTTCAACTTGACCGAATCCTTCGAGAGTTGGGTCGCACGCTCGGCACGAATGGGGGCGCGACACCAGCACGCACCGTTCCGACCACCGCTGGCGCTCGCAGTGAGGATATGGAGCACGCCGCGGGCGAGCGACGGGGAGAAGGGCGGACCGAATCAGAGTTTTGGAGCGGGTGGGACGCCCCTACCCGCGCAGGTTGGTGGGACACTGAACCCCCGGTGGGTCGAGTGGTTGCAAGGCTATCCGATTGGCTGGACCGACTTGACTTAGAGCTATGCCTTAGAGTAGTATGTAGGTATGCCAACCACGCCCATTGCAGTCCCGCCCAAGCCGTGCGCTTGGTGCGGGAAACTTATGGAGAGGCCGAGGTTTTCCAATGGAGAACTCGAAGCCCCAACCATGTTTGCGCGCCGCAAATTCTGCTCCCTATCCTGCGCCGCCTCGAAACCAAGTGTCAAGAAAAATTCGATGCACAAGAGGGCCCGGAAACTACGACGGGCATACTGCGAGGCGTGTCTCATAACGAAGCGGCTTCAGGCGCACCACCTAGATCAAGATCCCACGAACAATGCGCTGAACAATATCCAGACTCTCTGCAAGAGCTGTCACGATTTCTGGCACAATACTGCGCGCAGGCTTGGGCGGAAGGTCGCGGGGCGTATGCCGCAGATCGTGTAAGTCGCCTTAGAGGACTCGGTAACGCCATCGTTCCGGCGTGCGCGTACCGCATCTTCCAGACCCTAGGCTGATGTCATCCACGACCTCCCAGCCCTCGTACTGTCCCGATTGTCCTGGGTATCCCATTTGTCGGGGTTCCTGTTTTATCCCGAAACCAGAAGGGCCGGAGACTGGCAGAAGCTGGAAAGAACGCATGATCCTAGTGGCGCAAGAGAAGTATTTTGGTGTCCACCGTTCCGCCGTCTACTCTCCCGAGAAGTTCGAGCGCGTGGATTCGTCCTGTACCTGTAATCCCTGTTGTGCGGATGCGGGTCTCCCCTATACGCCGATCGGCGCCGTGCCGGCGCGCCCGTGCCAAAGCTGTTTGCCTGGGTATGATGGGAAGGATCGCTGCATCATGGGGTGCTGGGGATGACTGGCGCCCCGATTCATGTGCTGCCCACGCGGAATATGGCAGCCCACCGCGAAGGGACGCAGGCGGCGTGCTGGTGTGGGGCCGTGGGTTACATCCTCTGTCCTGAGTGTGGGGGAGCGAAAGAAGGCTGCTGGTGCTGTCGGCGTGGGAAGGACGATGGCACCAACGGCATGATGCCTGTTGTGCCGGGCGATCACCCCGCCATCATCGTTCATGAAGATGTGGACCCCGCATGACGGACACCTTAGAGTTTCAAACCGGCGACGCCCAGTGGAAAGCCCTTCGCGAGAAGGGCCTGAGTGATCTCTTCTTCTTCGGCAGCGTGATCTTAGGGTACGGCGAGCTGGTGCCCATGCGGGAAAGCGCGCATCGCCTGCTGTGCCGGTTCGTGGAGCGGAGCACGGGCGTCCCCGTCTTAGATCAAGCCTGGGTCCGCAAAGTCGAGATGCCGCGCGGCACCGGCAAGACGACGACGATCACGCAAGCCTACATCATTCAACGCCTCTGCCAAGACCCGAATCTCTCGATCCTGCTCTGTAACGAGAAAGAAGCCAACGCCAAGGCGATGCTCACGGCGATCAAGTCCCAGTTCATGACCAATGAGCTATTCCGGAAACTCTATCCCGAAGTCATTCCCGACGACTTCCACCTCCAACTCTGGTCTGCCACCCAGATTAACTGCAAACGCACCACCGGCCGCAAAGAACCAAGCATTTTAGTGATCGGCGAAGGCGGTACCGTCACCGGCATGCATCCCGATGAGATCTTTGTCGATGACCTCATCTCCCGCGAGTTGATGGAGAGCATGCGGAGCGGCAGCGTCGCTGACCTCATCGGCCAGATCAACCGCTGGATTCATCAACTCGTCCCGTTGTTGTCCGGGCATCCCAAACGCTGTATCACCTTCATCGGGACCCGCTGGTGGCACAACGACTGCTACGAACACATCGAGGAGAGCTTCGGCTATGGCCACGACCCCCAACGCTTCCTGCTCAAATGCACGCTGCCCGATGGGGCGGTCCAACGGCTACCGGTGTACTGCGTGGGCGACTTGGCGGTGTTTCGTCGCGCCGCGATTGAAGATGGACAACCGGCGTTCCAAGAACTCGATCACCAGAAATACAGCC